GGAGAATGGCATTTTAAATAAAATAGAGGACAAATATTTACTATTAGCGTGCGTTTCAAAAGACTTTGAAAAGTTAGAAAACACCGAAACCTATAATTATTACCACTTGGTGTTAGAAAGTGAAGATAACGATAGCCATTATGGAATATGGGCAAATGGGGTATTAACAGAAACAATAAGCAAAAATTGTTTTATGCAACACCATTTTAAACTATTATAACAAAAACACTATCAGATTATGCTGTTTTTAGTCCCGTGTCATAAAAATAATATACTGGTAGGATATTTTGTTAATCAAGATTAAAGAATAATAAACATTACCGTATAGTGCCAAAGTTAATACTCCCCTTAAGGGGTGGGTCTTCAAACTTTTGGACATTATGGAACGCGCGTTAGATGCAAAATTATTATGAAAATACACATAAAGAAATTACTTATTTAAAAATAATAATAAATAAGTAATTTATATTTTAGGTTTTAAGATTTTAATTATTCTTAACAAATATATCTTATATTGATAAAAACGATTAATTATTTATTTAAATACCATTTCGCTACTATCATCATCTACAGCATTATCTAATAATGTAGTTTTCTTCTTTTTAACTGTTCTTTTAGTGTTAAATGGGCCTGTAGAATTATATTTTATACTTATTTTTTTTATTTGTGGTACAAATTTTTTTTTATCTAAAGAAGGCTCTTTTTGTTCAACCTTTTGTGGTAATTGTATATTATCTAAAAATGCTAACTTATTTGGCATAGTATTATCTTGAATAGTACCATCATCATGTAATACTTGTTTAATTTTTTCTAAATCTATACTTTCGCTTTTATCATTTCTAACATTCATTCGTGTAGATTTAATCGAGGCTGCTTTAATGGATGATGGTCTTAGTGATTCTATAGATAAATCATCTAGATTGAAATTATTAATATCTACAGATTTACCTGTTAATATTTTAGGTGAGGTTTCTTTTAATGATCCTAATGATATATCATCTAGATTAAAATTATTTTTTGTTTCTTTTGCACTTTGTTTAAGAAATGATAAATCATCTATATCTAATGACGATTCTTCTTTTTTATCATCTTTTTTAGAATTGTATTCATCTTTTATATTATTTACCATTTGTTGAACTGTTATAGAATCAAATGACTGATCATTTTTTTGTATAATTTGTTTATGTACTTCTGTCTTTTTATGTTTTTCTAATGATTTGGGTGTTTGTTCATCTTCTGATTGTTCTAAATCTAAATTATTCATGTCTATACTCGTATCAACGTTTAAATCATTAAGATCTAATTCTTTTCCTCCAAAAACAACATCTTTTTCTTCTTCACTTATAGATTCTTCCTCTTTTTTATTTTGTACAATTGGGGGGTCTATATTTTGTACCGGTAGATTAATTGTATTAATATTTTGTATAGGTCCTTCAGTATTTTTAGAATGAACGGATTCTTCTTGTATTGGTGGAAGCAGTATTGGTGGCACTCCTTCTATAGTTTTAGGAACATGTACAGTAGAACCAATAGTTGTATTACCCAAATAAATTGTATTTCCATTATCTAATGCTAAGTATTCTGTTAAAATATTTCTAAATGGTAATAGTTTTCTAATAGTATTTAGTACAGATTCTTTAATAATAGTATGTGCCAAAATACTATTCTTTAAAATTTCATCTGGTCGTATTATTTTAGTGTCATCTAGATATAACATTGGATTTTTATAGAATTCTCTTGCGGCTTCTACATAACATTGGTGGATAAAACTAACCGTATCTGGTATCTTAAGATCTATCTTTCTGTTCTTAGGTCTATAATTTCCTACTTTAACAGATGTAAGAATTTTAGAATGACTAACAAAAACAGCAGTAATTAAATTATCTAACCAGTCACAACCTGTTTCTTTTGTTATATCAGCTAATTCTTTTTCTAACATATAATTATTCCAGTTAGGAACGTTACTTAATAATATTTGAAAATTTTTAAATACACTATTACCATTCATAATCTTTTTAGATTGCTCAAATAAATCTTTAAAACCAGTAAACATAGAAGGAGTTAAAGTACTTATAAGATAACTTGTATATTCTTGTTTTGCTTCAACTAGATAATAATCATCCATTTAATAATAACAAATATATATAATTATTGTATAAAACGATTTAATTTTTAACAATTGATTAACCATAATTCACAATTATGTGATTTTACTTTGTCTTTATCATAAAGTACCAATTTATAATAGTGTATAATTACTACTCATAAAACAATTTTTGCTTATTGTTTCTGTTAATACCCCATTTGCCCATATTCCATAATGGCTATCGTTATCTTCACTTTCTAACACCAAGTGGTAATAATTATAAGTTTCTGTGTTTTCTAACTTTTCAAAGTCTTTTGAAACGCACGCTAACAGTAAATATTTGTCCTCTATTTTATTTAAAATGCCATAGAATTGTAGCATACTATCTTTATGATCGTCTAAATCATCTACAAGGACACTATGCCCGCCAGTAACAATTAGGTCTTCTAATATGCCATTATCCTCATTTTTGGCTAGTTTATACATACAGCATAACGGTCTAATAGGATTATTAATCATACTGGAAGTACCAATAAGGCTAATTCTTCTAGAATAATTAGGGTAGCATTTAACGGTGTCACCAACCTTTAAATTTTCAATGGCTATATATTCTTCCGTAAGGGCACTGTTAATGTATAATATTTTAGTGCCAATATTAAAACAAGTAGGATCTGATATTTCTGTAAATATAGCATTGACTGCAATAGAAGAAGTACCATTTTGATATAAAGCGTATTGAACACGGCCACTAGTATTATTATAAATATATAAATTAAAATGATTTGATGTAAAGCTATATACAGTTTGTATAGCCGTTGAATAAAAATTTACACCCGGTCCCGTAATTGGATATAGGTTATCTGCTTCTGGCCATGATTCGGCATCATTTGCTGGAAGCAAAACATTTTGCCAACTATTTGTACCTGTCTCTAAAGAATAATCATAAAATCCCGTTATAAGATTTGCTGTATTTACGGCGATGTAACCACTAAATAATACCTGCGGAGTATTATTTGAAAATGTAATTGAAAAATAAGTTGTCATATATACTATACTATATTATAATATTTAAAAGTGTCGATATCAAAAATTATAAAAATTTAAATAGTTATCAATATAATTATGTTCTAAAAGACCAAAACGTCTATCAAACCAACTCGATGAATGTTCTCCTATTTCTAATTTAGTATCTACGTGTTTATAAAAGTAATCTGGCATTTTTGTTAAACTATCATCACCATATACAATACGTTTAGAATAATCTACGGTATCGTTAAAATATCTACTAAATGTCGAATTACCAACTTTTGGCGATCCAAATGTTACACATGATATAATATAATTAGGATAATGTGATTTACAGCAAGTAGCAGCTAATGTAGCTAATGCGCCACCTAATGAATGACCGACAAAAATAATATTGTTAATTCTTCCTTTATATTTATTAATTAATTCAATCATCTGAAATTTTAAATTATTGAACTGTGTCAAAAACCCAGAATGTACTTTTAGATCTTTATATGTATTACGAGGAAAATTGTTAGAACAAATTATATCTAAGAATGGCTGTTGTTTAGCATCATTAATAGTAGTAATAATATTTGCACCACGAAATATAATTATTAATGTATCCTTATTAAGTACAATATACATACGGGCATCTTTAGTAGAATTCTCTGTTGCTTCTATTGTTATTGGTTTGTGGTCAATTAATATTGAATATTCTGAAGTTAAATCCTTATTTGTATATACTAATTTAGTTAAATTAATACAAAATTTAAGATCTGGGTTTTTAGAATCCATTTGAATATTTAATTATGGTTGCTATAATATTTTTAATTTATTAACGGTATTTAATTCTAATATTAAATAAATATGTCTTATCATAAAAATACAATATTTATAATAGTATTAATTTTAATTTGTTTAGTAATACTTTATAAATCTACTAATATCGACCCCCCTGGATATTATACTAATATCGAACCCTTTGGATATTATCAAAACTTTTTTCCACCTAATCCACGTGATGTTAAATCTAAAACTTGTCCAAAATCCACAGTATCTAAATTACCAAATAAATCTAATGTGTTATTCCAATTTCCCCAGGGAACTCCTAGAGAAGTTATGACTAGACAAGTCGCAAATATGTTTAAATCTAAGGCTAACGCCGCCTTTACTAACGTTATAGATGTAAAAATAGAAAGAGAAGGAAGTGGTAGTTCTCAATATTTAGATTTACATTCTGATGGAAGTATGCGTTTATCTATGAATGATTCTAATTTTGAACGTGTTTATATAATATTAAATGTTATTAAGACTAGACCTAGTAGAATAGGCGTGCCTCAAGTAAATCATGGTATTAGAATACCATTAGAATTCACTAGTAAAGGTGTGATAGCAAAAATAGATATGGCAGAAAGCCCTAAGAAGATTGATTATTTTTTACATTATTTCTTTGACCCTTTTTATTGCGAAGGAAGATATGAAAAGAAATTAGATATTGTAGGTAAAGATTCTGGTAATTATGACTTTGCGGTTAAACCAGATAATCTTATGGATTGTCGATGGGAAAATGGTGATGAGAAAATACAAAGTTGTCAATCATATCCACATATAGTAGATGTTGCTAGACAAATTGCTGTAGAACCTGATAGTGATAGTAGAGTTAGAAAATATGTAACTCCGGCAGCAGATATAAATACTTGTGGTATTAAAGAGGATTATATTAAAGTATGGGATGGTAGTGGTGTTCCAATAGAAACCGAACAACCTAATATAAAATTAGATCAATATCTAAATCATCCTGCTCTATATCAAAACAAACTTGATGGTCTTTATGATGACTTATTTGCAATGTCTAGACTTATACCTAGTTTTCCTGGCGGTCATGCTAGTACAGGCCGTTAATCATAGTTTAAGAATAGTTCTTAACATCATAATTTGTTTTTTAATAATTATAAAAAACAAATTTAATCATATAAAATTTAAACATCTTGGCTAAATTTTTCACACAATTCTGGATAATGTTCAGGAAATGAAAAATTGCTATTAAAAAACATACAATCGAAAACATTATTAGTTACATTAATTTTAGTCGGCATTAGTGATTCACCAAAGATATTAATTATATTTGGATTTTCTTTAGTTGCGGAAGCGCAAACACTTAGTAATCCACTTGTAGATATTCTAGTAAAATTTATAGTTTTATCTAGTTCGCAAACATATTTATTATTTCCAGTATCTTTAAAATGGAAATAATATTTATTTTGAAGATTCAACTTTACATTAGTTAATGGATATTTACTATAAACAACTATACGTTTTATAGGATTATAATATGGCATATCGGTATATATCTCGGTATTTTTATCACTCGTTTCAGTTCCACCAAACTGATTAAGATGTAATACAACATCGTGATCTAATCGTTTTATATTATTAGTAATAGCATATACATCATATACTATTTCAAAAGTAGAATATTTAATCTTATCGTGTTTAATAAGTATAGTAAAATTGTTATCAATTGCTGGTATAATATGTCTATCAAGTATTAAAAATGAATGATGTTCTTCATTAATATTCGGATATATCTTATCAAGTTGTTGGCCATCAAATAACAAAGTAATGCTTTCTATATTACTAAGATCGCCTACAAATTTCATATTTTTGTATCCATAGTAAGATTCAGTATCTTCTTTTGTTGAAAACACAAAAAAAGCAGTGTTGTTTATAGTGGTTTTGCGTGTTTCTACAAATTCACCGGTATAACTAGTGTTTTTCATTACTTCCATAAATTTGTCTTCAATACCTAAAAAGTGTAGATGTGCTTTTTCATTTTCACTATTCATTTAATTAAATATATTAAACCTTTTTTAAATACCTTTTACACTAAAATAATCTATAATACATTAGTAGATACAATGGATTGTCCCGCTGGTAATGTATGTTTTAGACAAGATAGATTTGCAATTAGTGCAGCACTAATAATTAGTATTTTACTGTTTATTTACATTAAAAACAGTGATAGAATTAGCCAACATCTAGCACTTAGAAAGATACAAAAGAAATCAACAAAACAAATAATAACATTAGAAAAAAATATTGCAGACCTAAAAAAGAAATTAGATATGCTTAATACTGAAGATGGTAAAGAGTTTAAACAGGCTAAAAAAGAAATTACTGCCGATATAGTTAGAAAAGAGAAAGAACGTGAAATATATTTTAGACGTCTAGGTGATCCTACAGAAGAACCTAGAAGAACATATCCTTTTACTAAAGACATTTACGATAATGTTCAAGAATATGCTGCTAAAACAGGTGTTAATATTCCAACCAGAGGATTAGCAACCGATTTTCAACCAATTGGTATTTTAACTAATACAGATACTAAACAATCTCCAAATATTTTACAATTATATGGTCGTGCTATATGGCCAGGTAGTTATAAGTGGCAATACTACACAAACAGTGATAACTTTCAAAGTGTAAAAGTTCAAATTATTCATAAAGGTAGAGAGTGTATGAATGATTTAGGTTGCGAAGAGTTATATACTGGTGATATTGTAAAGATACCTGCTTATAACATGCATTTCCGTGCAGAATTATATAGATTAGATAGTCCGGCCTATATCCCACATACTTTTTAGGAAAAGTATAGTCAAAACGGATAAATGAATGCGGGCTTAAGGCCCGCGATAAATTTATTGTTCCTATTAGCTCTAATAGAGAATCATATAACATATGTATATTATTATGTCTTCTAGAAATAATAAAATAAATATTGTAATTGTCTTTTAGTATTTCTAGTAGCTCTAATAGAGAATCATATAACATATGTATATTATTATGTCTTCTAGAAATAATAAAATAAATATTGTAATTGTCTTTTAGTATTTCTAGTAGCTCTAATAGAGAATCATATATCGTATGTATATTATTATGTCTTCTAGAAATAATAAAATAAATATTGTAATTGTCTTTTAGTATTTCTAGTAGCTCTAATAGAGAATCATATATCGTATGTATATTATTATGTCTTCTAGAAATAATAAAATAAATATTGTAATTGTCTTTTAGTATTTCTAGTAGCTCTAATAGAGAATCATATAACATATGTATATTATTATGTCTTCTAGAAATAATAGGAATCATAAATTTATCGAGGGCCTTAAGCCCACCAACGAATATATTTATCTAGTTTTGACTATACTTTTTTAAAAGTATGTGTTTAGTTTCTTTTAGCCCCCTGTCTATCTAGTCTATCTTCTCTGATCTCTCTAACATCTTTATTTTCTTTTACATCTTTAACATCTTTAATTTCCTTGGGATCTTTAAGATCGGATTTATTCATAAATATGTCAGGTAAAACACCATCGCGTTGTATTTCCTTTAACTTTCGCTCTATGATTCCTATATGACCATCTATTTTATTAATAATAACTTCTAATTGACTTATTATTTGTATATCGAGTTGATATGTTTTATTAAGATTTAATATACCTGTTTTAGAATTTACCATTTCATTCTTAATTAATAATAACATACTATACGCTTTAGTAAATTCAGTTTCTTCATAGACAGTTTTTCTGGTTCTGTTATTAATATAAGTAGAATTCATTAAGTCATTAGTGATATTAATCGAATCATTTACAACTGTTTTAATAAAATTTACTGTTTTTTCTCTAGAATCACCATTATACCACCTAAGTAGCCATGCTGCCATACCTTCTTTTTCAATTGTGGTAGTATTGTTAATAAGTTTTAATTTATTATTTGGTGCTATTTTAGATATAATTTTTAAATTAACTAGTATCGTATCTGTTATTTCGTTCATTATTATGTATAACATAATTTATTATTTTTATATACTTTCAATTAATTTATATAAAAACAATTTTTTATGCACTTTCAACAATAGGATATTTGTAAGTGGCATTTTTGTTGTCACAAGTTTCGCACTTGTTCTTTTTGACAGCTTCATAACGGAAGTTTTGAATAACCTTATCGGCATTATTGATAAGAAACATTCTGTAGTCAAAGTTGTTCTTGATATTGTTTTGACTGCGGATAGTGCTATCAACAACGCATCTGGGGCGATAATCGGTAAAGTGGCGACCGTCTTCCATTCTTGGTGGGCATGAATTATATTTAGGGATGTTATTCATTTAACTTAAAATAAGAAATTATTTTACAGTCTATGTAATTCTTTAATTAATATATCCTAATTTATTTCTATTTATTTTATAGAATGTCTAATAAACTATATCTAAAAGGAAGATTATGTAATGGGAATGGTAGAAGTATATATGAATATACTAAACATGATTTAATACAAATAGCAAAAGAAAACAAAATTAGTATTCCTAAAGGATCTAATAAGGAAACCATATGTCAGTTACTAATAAATACTAAGGCAAGCGCTCCAACATTTGCACCTAAGAAGAATACATATAACTCCATAGAAAAACTGATGGAATATTTAGATGTTAAAGATGCTAGAAAATTAATAAATATGACCGATGCTGAACTAGAAGATATTATATCCAAAATAAAACTATATGATGGCAAAACCAGTATGACCGAATACTTAAAAGGTAAAACTGGTTCTGAAAGAACAAAAGCATTTTTAATATCTATGGCTGAAAAATATTGTAGATGTTTAAAGGGGGTTGAAAGTAATCCTAAAAAAAGTTATGTTAGTGCAAATGCTATATGTAGCAGTAGTGTATTTAATTCTAAAGGATTAAAAGGACCAGGGGCTAGTTATCAATGCTCCCCAATACCACTTTTATTACCATCAAAAGGATCAAAATTTTTGTTAGAAAAAAAAATAATATATTAGATAATAATAAATGCCCGCTTTATATTTAAATGGAAGATTATGTAATGGATCTGGTAGATCTAAAGAAGAATATACATTAGCAGAACTAAAGACTATTGCTAAAGACAACGGTGTATTTATATTTAGTGGAAGTAATAAAGAAGATATTTGTAAAGAACTTATAACTTATAACAAAACTAAGGCTTTACCAATTGTCATCGCACCTAAAATAGCACAAACAAAAGCACCTATTGCGGTTCAACCTGTTATGATTACTAGAGCAAAAGCAGCAGCTATTGCCGATCTTGGTGCTTTAAAAGTTGCCGAAGATAAAATAACCGCTGATATTATGAAGGCTGCCACTGCTGCTAGAGCACTCCAAGATAAAGCCGCAGCCAATGTCGCAAGAGCTCATGAAGCTAAAGCTGCCGCTAATGCCGCTAAAGAACTCCAAGCTAAAGCTGCCGCTAATGCCCTTAGAGCTACACAAGCTAAAGCTGCCGCTAATGCCCTTAGAGCTACACAAGCTAAAGCTGCCGCTAATGCCCTTAGAGCTACACAAGCTACAGCTGCTACTGTTACTACAAGTAGAGCAGCACCTAAACCGAAAGAAACAACGAATAACTGTGTTAAACAAGATGATAAAAAATATGTTGAGCGTCCATCACCACCATACCCAGCCAATGAATGTCGTGGTAAAATAATGCAAGGTAATAATGGTGAAATGTATATCAGCAAGCCTATTTCTACGGGTGTTTATAGATGGGTTAAACACAAATAAAATATGGAACGTTCCACTTTTACAGCCATCGTAAAGTAAATTAGTTAAATTATAAAATAGATAAAATAATATTTATCTCTTTTATAATTAAATGCCAGCTTTGTATCTTAATGGACGTTTATGTAATGGTTCTGGTAAAACCAAAGACGAATACTCTTTAGTTGAATTAAAAAAAATAGCCAAAGATAATGGTATATTCGTATTTAGTGGAAGCAGTAAAGAAGATATTTGTAAGGATATAGTTGCTTATAATAAAACTAAGGCATTGCCCATAGTTATAGCTCCTAAAATAGCACAAACTAAGGTGTCTGTTGCCGTTCAACCTGTTATTGTTGAAGATGAACCACAAATTGTACCCAGATTTATTAAACCCAAGACTGCTTTAGAAAAGACTGCTGAAGAAAAGGCTGCTGCTAATGCTATTGATGCCGCTAGAGCTGCCCAAATCAAAGCTTCTGGAAATGTCACCAGAGCTGCCCTAGCTAAGGCTGCTGCTAGAGAGCTCGAAGCTAAGGCTGCCGCTAATGTTGCTAGAGCTCTCCAAGCTAAGGCTGCTGCCGCTAATGCAGCTAGGGCTTTAGAAGCTAATGCTGTTGCACGAGCTCTCCAAGCTAAGGTGGCTGCTAATGCTGCTAGTGCCACTAAAGAATCTGAAGCTAAAGCTGCTGCTAGAGAGATCGAAGCTAAGGCTGCTGCTAATGCCGCCATGACTCTTGAAGTTAAAGCTGCCGCTAATGCTGCGAAAGTTCTAAACGCTAGAATAGTTGGAACTAAGGCTGCTACTAGAATAAATACCGGTGCGGCGAATAGTCCTAAATTAATACATGTTACCGCTAAGGAAATGCCTAAGATATTAAAGGATTTAGAGTTATATCTTAACACATCTAGACCCTATTTAAAAAAACCGACTATAGAAGAAGAATTTGCAGAAAGTTTTAAATTAACTGATCTTAGAAACGGCAAATTTAAACTTACATTTAATTTAATCAATAGAGGTCCAATTGATGAAGACGATATGATTCAAGATATAAGCGACATTGTTAATGGTAATATGGTTACGTATGAACTAGATGGTATTTATTATGATGTAATATTTGAAATCGAATCCGCACCTAAATATACAAATGGTAAAATAACTATGCCAAACAACGATACCGTATTTTCGGCCGAATTAACTCCAACTATATTTGCTTTACCTTCACATATTCCAAAATTAATTGAATTCTATAGTAAATATTTACCATATATGGTAAATAGTAAGTTTTCCATAAATACTAAAGACGTAAAGGTTATTCCTAGAATAAATGGAACAATAGGTTTAGTAATAGAAGCACATAATGGATTAGAGGATCGTTTAAATAAAATAATGGGTTATATCGAGAGATTTTCGTATGATTTCGAAGGCTATTTTGAAGATTCTAAAATTATATTAGATGGCCGTGCATATTCATGTGGTGCTTTAATTGTACATACTAGAGAAAAAGATCGACGTTATCTATTTGAATTTAGAGTTATATTAGATAAAGACAATAAAAAGGGCCCATATCAAAATATTCCTAGTAATCAAACCGTTAATGCTAAGGCTGCCGCTAATGTTAAGGTTGCCGCTAATAACACTAAACATGGACAAAAAATGTCTAGTGTTTCAGTATCAACCGAAGATATGCCAAAATTTATTGAATTCTATAGTAAATATTTATCATATGTATTCAAGAGTAAATTTAACGTAGATGTAAAGGTTCTATCTAGATTGAATGGAACAATTGGTTTAGTATCGCCATTAGATGAGTCTAAAACAAATAATATTGTAGAAAAGTTATCTACTGATTTTGAAGGACCGTATAAGAATACTAAAATGTTAATAAATGGTAAAGAATATAGCTTTAATGGTATAGTTTTCCAAAATAATGAAAAAGATGGTCGCTATCTAGTTGAATTTAATGTTGTATTAACATTTAATTCTGATATTGAAGGACCATATAAACAGATTAAACCGCAACCAATTACTAAAGCTCATCCTAAATCAAAAGAAACATCTAATAACTGTGTTAAAAGCAGTGATAAGAAATATGAAAGTCGTCCATCACCACCATACCCGGCTAACGAATGCCGAGGTAAAGTAATATTAGGTAATGATGGTGATATGTATATTAGTAAGCCTACAGCCTCAGGTGTTTATAGATGGGTTAAAAACAAGTAAAACGTTCTATGTTTTACAGCCTTCCGTAAGTAAATTATTTTTTAATAGCATTAGGATTAATGGGTAAGTTATCAAAAAATCCATTTTTGTTAAGAGTCATAAATCCTTCACGTTTATTTTTTATTTTATCTATATCTTTTTTTTTCCAAGAAATATAGATTGAATTGGTTTTCGGTACATGAATAACATAGAATCCGTCTTCCTTAAGAGATTCTACTAGAAATTCTAGTAAATCCCATTGATTATAAGGTGGTAATCCAATAACAAAACTAGGAACTTCGAATAAAATATCTTCTCGTCCAAAATTATTATAACTATCAATACGAATATGACAACGTTCTAAAAACATATTCTTTACGTTTTCTTTTTCTTTAAAGCGTTTTTCATTCTTGTGTATTAGGTCTTTAATAGATACTTTTTTAGGTTTATAACTCATAACTTATAATAGAATGATAAAATATATTAGATAATATTTTCCTCTATAGTAATAATAGATATAAGCATGTTAATGAATTTACTCATATTGATTCTTTTATTTGGAACTATTTATTTATATATAAATAAATATTGTATTAATACGTCTGCAGTACAATGTACATCTGAATTAACAGGTAGTATAATAAATGTTTCTAAATATTTATTAACGATATTAATAAAGTTTATATATGCAGCAATTGATATAGTTAAAAAAAATCCTTATCCAAAACCAAATATTCCAAAAAATCAAGATTAAACAAAATTTAATTTAATTATAATTTTAGGAAAAAGAGATAAAATTTTTATGTAATAATAATATAGAAACAATGTTTGGAAACAATATGTACAATATCTTATTAATTGCTGCCGTCGGTATAGTTCTTTACGTGGTTTTAACTAAACAGACCGTTTTACCCACACGTGAAAAATACGAAGATGCCAAATCGTCCTCTACTGTATCTAGTGAAGTTACATCTACGGATAGCAAACCAGTTATTAAATCTGCTATGAAGGCTGCCCCTAAAGAATATCGTGATACCCAAGGTGCATCTGTAAATGAATCAACGATTCTTAACCCTAATGTTAAAGTTAATGAAATGAGTGCTTATCCCGGCCCATTTGAAGGTTGCTTTCCCAAACAAAAGGAACTTAAGCCCGAAGATCTTCTCCCTAAGGACATGAATACTAAATGGGCTCAAGTAAATCCCAGTGGCCAAGGTATGTTAGCCGATAGAAACTTTTTAGACGCCGGTCATCATGTAGGTATTAACACCGTTGGTCAAACACTACGTAACGCCAACTATAGTGTTCGTTCGGAAATACCTAACCCGCAAATTAAGGTTTCGCCATGGCAACAAAGTACCATCGACCCAGATGTTGGTAGAAAACCATTAGAAATCGGTGCAGGGTGGTAATTTACAAATTATATCAATTATATTAAGTATAGTAAATAATATCATTGATAAGTAAAGTATTTTCTAATTTAAATATATAGATAATGTCAAATAGAAATAACAAAAAACAAAATGGTGGATCTTTAGATTATCCTTTCCAAACTCAACATAATGAATACCCAATTCCATCCAAAGTTGATTTTCCTATAACAAGTAATGTTAATACAAATTTTGTATCTAGTAAAGATCTTTATAGCTGCAATATTAAAGGTGGAAACTGGAATACTAATGGATCATTTAAACAACGCGGTGGTGATTGTGGTTGCACGGGACAACCTATGCAATTAGGTGGTGGTGCTAAGAAGCAACAAAAACAACGTGGTGCTGGCTATGGTTATTCCCTAGATATGGAACATGCTATTACTAACAGACCCGATGTAGTTCGTTATCAAACAGATAGTTCATATCAAAATGTAGATACGGTTATGAAAGGAGGTAAGGTTGTTAATGAATACTTAGCTAATGTTTCTGGTTCTAAGAAACAAAAACAAAGTGGTGGATCAGCAGCTAGTGATAGTCTTATGGATTATTTCTTAGACTTTCAACATAGATGCCGTGCCTCAGAAATATATTAACACACACTTTTGTAAAAGTTTAGTCATACTTTTTAGGAAAAAGTATAGTCAAAAAAGATAAATGAATTCGTTGGCGGGCTTAAGGCCCGCGATAAATTTATTATTTCTAGTACCGTATAGTGCCAAAGTTAAGACCCCCCCTTAAGGGGGTCTTCAAACTTTTGGACACTATGGAACACGCGTTAGATGCCAAAAGTTAGCCCCCCAAAGGGGGGGCTTAACTTTGGCACTCCACGGTAGTTCTAATAGAGAATCATATATTGTATGTATCTAGAAATAATAAATATATATTGTAAATTTATATTTGATTCTCCAGTATGTCTAATAGAGAATCATATATCATATATATATTATTATGACCTATAGCACTACTAGAGAATTAAGTTTAAAATAATATAATAAACAATTATATTATTGTAATTGATATGTGTGACGAGAAATGTCTTTCTATACAAATTGGTGACTCTATTATAGATATTAAAAGTTTTGATACTAGATTATTGAATTATCACCAAAACAGAATAATAATTGTATTAGGAACAAATACTAGTAATATAACAAAAGATTTACTATATAATATAAAAGAAATACCAGTAGGTGTTTGTATTACTAATAGTAATGATTATGATAAACACATACCTTATAAATTTATATATAATGAGTATTCACCTCAAATTCTAGATAATATATTAAAAAGACAACGTATTATTGTAAAAAATGTTATGGATAATTTAAAAGTTATGAACATAAATGACTCCCAATTATTTATTCTTATTGACAATAAATGTATTAGTAATTTATCTAGTTTTTCAACGGATAAAAATATGCGCGAACTGTTTTTAAATGGTCGCCATTATCATATAAGATATATACTAAGTAGTGATTATCCACTATTATTAACACCTATGTTAAGGTGTAATATTGATTTAATATTTATTAAAGAAACTACTAATATGAATTATAAAAAAGATATTTATGATAGATATGCTAATATATTTGATACATTTGAATCCTTTTGTAACACTTTAGATGAATGTTCAAAGTATAATAGTTATTTAGTTATTCATAATTCAAGCCACAGTATTAAACTAGAAGATATGATATTTTATTATAACGCGATAGACCATGGTGATTTTAAAGTTGGGTGTGAAGATTATTGGAATTTCTAAAGGATCTAGTAAAGAATTATAAAGATGTATTAGAACAATTAGAGATTATACATTTATCTAAAATACATTTATTTAAAATACATTTATTTAAAATACATTTATCTAGTTTTGACTACACTTTTTCAAAAGTGTGTTTATAATGTGATTTTTTTTACTCGCGTTAAATTAGTTAGATAATTAATGTCAAAAAAAGATCAACCACAAGATTTTAATATCGATCTTAAAAAATTCGATATGAGTATGATTAAAGATCATGAAACAGTAGTTTTAATAGGTGCGAGAAACACAGGTAAATCATATTTAGTAAAAGATATGTTATATCATCATAAACATATTCCAGTAGGAACATGTATATCACCTACAGAAGAAGCTAATAAGTGTTTTGGAGACCATATACCACCTATATTTATTCATAGTGAATATACACCAGAACTTATAGATAATGTATTAACCCGTCAAAAAGACATAGTAGGAAAAATAATGAATGGAGGCAATGAAATGAAATCTATAGATCCAAATGCATTTCTCCTTATGGACGATTGTTTATATGATAGAACATGGGTTAAGGATAAATCGATCCGTGAAATATTTATGAACGGCCGTCATTGGAAATTATTATTTATATTAACTATGCAATATCCCTTAGGCATTACACCTAATTTACGTTCAAATGTAGATTGGGTATTTATACTTAGAAACAATATTATGAGAGACCGAAAGACACTATATGAACATTATGCTGGTATGTTTCCATCATTTGAAATCTTTTGTGAAACACTCAACGCTTGTACCGAAAATTTCGAGTGTTTAGTTATACATAAAAGTAGTCGTAGTAATAAATTAGATGAACAAGTATATTGGTATAAAGCAGAATCACATGATGAATTTAAAATTGGCTATGATGTATTCTGGCAACATAATAATAAATACTATGATGCTACGCAAGATACTAAGGCTACTGCTGGTAAATCTAGCGACCAAAAAAATGTTAAGAGAAAATATAATGTAAATATTAATAAAAAGAATTCAATTAAAGATAGTTAAATTTTAAAATATAAATATAAAATATTTAGTAATATTAGAAACAAAATGGACGCTGTTATGAATTTCTTTAATCGTTTTAATCGCGAACAAAAACTAGTACTTGCTTTTTGTGTATTAGTTATCGTATGTACTCTCTACAGAGATTGTTTATTATGCAAATATGTCCCTAAATTAGATGGATTTAGAATGTCTAAAATGGAAAAATTTGAAGATATGGAAAACAAAGAAGAATTTGAAGATATGAAATCGGAAGATAGCAAAGAAGATTTTGAGAATATGGAAAAAGATTCTATGGTACTTTTTTATGCCCCTTGGTGTGGTCACTGCAAAAACGTAATGGGTGATTGGAAAAAACTTCAAGCCCGTGCCCCTAGCCATGTGAATGTAACCAAGGTAAATTGCGACGAAAAGCCTGAAATGGCGGAAAAGCATGATGTTAAAGGTTTCCCCACAATTATACTTTTTAAGGGAGGTAAGAAAGTATATTTTGAAGGTCCTAGAAAACTCGAAAATTTCCTAGAATTCATTAAGAGCAACTAAATTTTTTAGAAAAAGTGTAGTCATACTTTTTAGAAAAAAGTATATTCAAAAAGGATAAATGTATTCGTGTGCGGGCTTAAGGCCCGCGATAAATGTATAATATATAGATAAATATATTATAAATTTATGTCAAAAAGTCATTATATATGACTATTTAGAACTATTAGACACTATTAGAATCATCAAAGTATTATTGTATTATAAATTTATCTATAAATTATACATTTATACTTTTTGACAAAACTTTTTTTAAAAAGTTTAAGAATACATATGATGATGCTTAAGACGATCGCGATGATATGCCGCCAGTGATGTCTTGCCAATAAGTTTATCTACAATACCACTGGTAACAGTCATTGGTAATTTATAATCATTAAGAAAATAAGGAATAAGTTGTGAGTTTGGAGAAGAAGCAAGTAATGGGTTTTGTGAGGTAAGCCGAAGCGTGTTTAGTTTCATGATAACACTGTCTAGGCATCGTTTAAGGTTACGAACACCACTTTCACTATCAGTAAATTTCTCAATAATATCGCGAATAGTATCATCTTTAAAAATAATATCTTCTTTACTAAACTTAACATTGGATAGAAGACTGGGAATAAGATAATCCTTGGCAATAATAAGTTTAGATTCATTGGTAAATTTATCAGTTCGAATTACATGAATACGGTCTTTAAGAATAGGATTAATTTTTTCTTCATCATTAAAACTAAAAATAAAAAGTGCCTTTGAGAAGTCTAGATGAATACCACTAAAATACTTATCTTGAATAGTGTTGTTTTGAGAATAATCAATTAGGTGTGTAAGAACACCGATAATTTCTTCACCATGTTTAGTTTCGGAAACCTTATCTAACTCATCCATAAAAATTACAGGATTCATACATTTAGTTTCCATTAGGATACTTGCTAAACGACCCCACATAGAACCTTCATATGTATAACTATGACCTTCTAAATAAGATGCATCAGTTGCGCCACCAAGAGCAAACATACTAAATGGACGTCCTAAGGCTTTTGCAACACCATCTTTGATAAGAGTTGTTTTACCTGTACCGGGTGGGCCTTGAAGACCAATAACTGTAGGTGTAGAGGTGGGATTAGTAATCCAACTAGCAACAATTTCTAATAGTGTTGATTTAGCTTCTACATGACCATAAACACTATGGTCTAGTTTTTCTTTGACACTAATTAGATAATCAGTAATTTCATCGGGTTTAGAATTTTCTAGAGATAACTTGTTTTCTAGAAAATTGTTAAATGGAATATTAAGAAGACCATCAATCCAAGTAGACATTTTGTGGTATTCTGTAGATGTTTCATCCATTTTTTGGATAGATTCAAGTTTTTTAATAGCTGTAGCTTTAATATCAATTGGTAAATGAGAACGTAGGATTTGATAACGTAGAGGAATTCGTTTATGATTAATCTTAGAGATTTGATTTTCTAGACGAAGAAGTTCTTTGCGTTCTTCTGGGGATAAGGTATCTAAAAAGTTTTCTTCTTGATCATCTTCATTAACTTCTTCATCGCCAAGAATAAGATTAATAATTTTACCTGCAGCTTCATCATTCATTTTATCACCGGTTTCATCGTCATCAATAGTCTTTACTTGTTGTTTTTTAATTGTAGATTTGATTAATTTTTTAATTTGGCTTTTTGTTTGTTTAATATCTTCTTCATCATTTGACTCTAGTTCAGATACGTCTTCACTATCTGAATGGTATGAAAATATATCATCATCACTAATATCATCTCCCATAGATGATAGATCATCAGTAAAGCTTTCGTCTGAATCACTATCACTCGAATTATCTGATGTATATTGTAGATATTTGTCTGAAATATTTGATGGTTCTTCTATATTACTGTTTCCACTTAGTTTGGACTGGAGACGTGTAATGTATTTATGGGGCATAGTATCGTTTTCTTTAACTAGTTCTGAGATTTTAATATAAATTATTTTCAATTTATATCCGGGTCAGCTTATAATTAACTACTCATTCCTATAATGAATAATAATATAGATAGTATTACTATAAATATACCAAAATAAACCATTCTATCTCCTTCTATAAATATTTTAATAATGTTCCTAATGTTATAATTATCTAAATCAATAAGATCTTCTATAATACTAGATATAGTTGAAATAATTCTATTAAATATTGTTTTAATTGGTAAATCTATAATAGTTTTCTTTGATTGTCCTTCTATACTTTGTCTATATTGTCTGCTAAGTAAATCTAAACGATTTTCTTTTTTATACGTTTCTTTTTTTATTTCTGTTTGAGGTAAGTTATCTAGTAATTCTGGTACATCTAAAAATGTAATAGGCATAGGAATACTCATTTTACTATTATATTAATACATTATTATTAGAGAAATGGTTTAACTTCAAGAATATTCTCTCAGTATTGAATAGTATAATAATGGAAGTATATCTATTAGGCAGTTTATTAGGTCTTGGTTATTATTTAAACAATACTGTTGAACCAAAGCCACAAAAAAAGAAACATCATAAAAAAATGTATCGGGGTAATACATATGATTTCGAACAATACGACCGCGCCGAAAATGAAGTATTTGATAGAGCTAAGGTAAAATTTGATGAAGCTCAAAATTTATATGAAAACAATACTGTTGGAAAATATACACCAGATGTATTATTTAATAAAAAAAGCTATACAAAATATTCTAAAGAAAAAATGCAAAATGAAAATTTCAGTGATTATCATGTAGATGATGATGGGAATAAATATCCAAGCAATGATAATAAAAATCTTAACTATTCAACAATAAATACATCAAATAAAAAGGAGGTTGTTGAACACTTTAGTGACCCAAGTCCTCTTAAAACTGATAATGCATTCGCTACAGTACAAAACATTAAATCTTGGAATGAAGATGGTGTTGAAAATTACAGTTTAGATGAACAATTTAATGATGTTAGTAAAGGTGGCTTACAAGGCGTTAAGCAAGTATATGATAAAAAACCATTCCATAATAATATGGTTCCTTTTTTTGGAGGAACTATGAAACAAAATGTAGATCCCTTAGCGAACGAAACAAAATTAAATATGTATACTGGTCAATGGGATTATAGTAAAAAGCAAAAGAAGGAAATTGCACCTATGTTTACTCCCGAAAAGAACATTAAAAATGTTTATGGTGATCAACAATTTTTACAAAAAATGGATGAAAATATAGATAGATATATTCCATCATTACTTAGAACAAATGAAGCTCCTACAGAAAAGGTATATGTTACACCCGGACTTAATTTAGGCTATAATGAAGTTGCCGAATTTGGTTTTCAAGATCCAGTTAGAGCATTACCTAAAACAACTAATGAACTGCGCGCAAAGAATAAACCCAAATTAACATATGATAGACCTGTAGTTAGTGGTAAAGCTATTACACAGAATGGTACTAATAGACCTAATCAAAACAAGAATTTACCAGAATTAGTTGTGTATAACGAAAAGGGTGAGCGTAATTTTGGTGCTAAAGCAGTTGTATTAGGTGAAGCATCTAGACCAACTTATTTATTAGGAAGAGCCATTAAAAGTTTTAGTAGATATTTTGTTGGTGCAGCTAAAGCAACTAATGAAATAAAACATAAATCAACTGCTGGTTATAGTAATAATGCTAAACGTAAAAATCATGAACAAAAATATATTGCACCCGCTACTACAACTGTAAAGAAAAATAGAGTAAATCATATAGAAACAAAAGATAATACAACAAAAAAAACAAAAAGACAAACTATAGAAAAAAATGAACATCAAGGTTATTTTAATAATATATTTAAGGCACTTACTAGTTATGTAGCACCACCAAAACAGACTGTTAAAGAAACTACATTAAGTAGTACTAAGGCTATGAATGTAAAAACTAACACGGGTGCTCATCAATCATATTTCTTAGATAAAGCAAAACAAACGCTTAAGGAATCAACCGAAAATAATTGCAATGGTGGAAAACTTAATATGCGTCATACTAGAAAGGTTGGTAAAGTATATAATCCAGATGAAAAAGCTAAGACTACAATTAGGGAAACTACTGAAAAAAATAATCATAAAGGAAACTTGAAAGATTCTAGACGTGTTGGTAAAGTATATAATCCGGATGAAAAAGCTAAAACTACTGTTAGAGAAACGACAGAAAAGAATGATCATGAAGGTAATATTAAAACATCTAGACGTGTTGGTAAAGTATATAATCCCGATGAAAAGGCTAAAACAACAGTTAGAGAAACTACAGAAAAGAATGATCACGAAGGTAATATTAAAACATCTAGACGTGTTGGTAAAGTATATAATCCCGATGAAAAGGCTAAAACAACCGTTAGAGAAACTACAGAAAAGAATGATCATGAAGGTAATATTAAAACATCTAGACGTGTTGGTAAAGTATATAATCCCGATGAAAAGGCTAAAACTACCGTTAGAGAAACTACAGAAAAGAATGATCATGAAGGTAATATTAAAACATCTAGACGTGTTGGTAAAGTATATAATCCCGATGAAAAGGCTAAAACTACTGTTAGAGAAACGACCGAAAAGAATGATCACGAAGGTAATATAAAGAGTACTAGATTAGTAGGAAAAGTCTATGATCCTGAAGATAAACCAGAACAAACAATGAAGGATATAGTTAAGATAAAAAATTATAAGGGTATTTCGGCAGTTGCTACAAAAAAAATTAAGGTGTGGGATCCTGAAGATAAAGCTAAATATACTAGCAGACAAGATGCATTAGTTGAAGAATATGTAGGTGGAAAAAACAGTGGTCAAAATGGTGGTGCATATGAAGTAACTAAAGTTGATCCAAAATATACTAGCAGACAAGACACGTTAATTAAAGATTATACTGGAACAGCTGGTCATACAGTATCTGCTAATCAAGAATATGATGCAGCGTATGCAGCCAAAACAAATGCAAATAAGGAAAAAATTGCTAAGGGCAGAGCACCAACACAAAATTCGGTTAAATTGGCTGTAGGTGGTGATAATATGAATGTAGATATTAAAAGATTAGACAGCGATAGAAAAAATCCAAGAGATTTAGAACAGGATATGCCAAATTGTGACGTACCCTATCAATTACCACCAACTGCAAATCCATACAGTATTACCAAGGAGAAAAACACAGTATTTAATAATAATATAGAAAGAATTCAACCAGACATATTAGATGCTTTTAGAAACAATCCTTATACACAAAGTCTTCATAGTTATGTATTCGCATAAATATTATTCTATAAAAAACATTATAAAAGAAAATTGAATAAATTTAAAGATTGTAATATAAATTGAAATAAATTCTATACTTTTTTATATAGACATCATGGCCCAACAACTACATTTTAAAATTCGTCATAAAGACTCCAAAGATCACCTCGAGTTTGAACTTAACAATACAGCTATTTCTATGGTAAATGCAATTCGCCGTATTGCACTAGCTGAAGTAGAAACGTATGCTATTAGTGATAGTAATATTAAAATGATTGAAAATACAACACCTCTGCATAATGAATTTATTTCGCACCGTATTTCTCTATTACCAATTAATCAAAACGTTGAAGGACTAGAAAATCTAGTATTTTACATTTCTAAAAAATATACTAAGGATATTGCTATTGAAAATACACAAAATGGCATTGTAGATATTACTACGGATGATCTACAGGTCTATGATACATCTAATGATGCGTGGGTTAATACTAAAGATATTTTTACAGAAACATTTTTAATTACAAAACTCAATGTTAAACAAAAACTCTTAGGTGAATTTATTGCAAGCAAAGGAAAAGCACAAGATCATGCTCGCTGGCAGGCAGTTAGTACTATTAGCTATCGTTATAAGGTACAAAAGGATTTAGAAGGCGTTGAATATGATAAAATTAGTCTAGAAGATGAACGCGTATGGTTAAAAAAGGATAATGGTGATCCATCAGGATTTATTTTCTATTTAGAAACCTGTGGTGTTATGGACTCCCATTTAGTTATCCAAAAAACATTAGAAATCCTTAAGAACAAATTAGCTACATTTAAAAATTATGTGCGGACCAATATTTCTAAAATTGGATGGATTAATAATGGTATGTTAGATTTTGAATATGAAGGTGAAATGCATACATTAGGTAATCTTATTTCTACAATGGGTCTAGAACAATTAGGTGATAATGATTTTATTGGTTATCGTATTATTCATCCAATGATGAATAAATTTATTATGCGAATGAAATTAGCTAATTCTTCTAGTAAGGAAGAACATATTGATCGTCTATTTACAATTTGTGACAACATTGAAAAGCATGTTGATGAATTGTTAGAATCTTGGAAAAAGTTGTAAGGTTGTTATAAAATATATATAGTTAAGTTAAATTACTTTGAATGATTAAAATCTTTAGGAAGGCAATATAAATATTATCCGCAAAAATAAAAAATACGGTTGAAAAAATTCTCTACAGTATTTTCTATTTAAATTAATTTAATTTTTCCATATCAAAAAAAAATCTTTCTATATAATATAAAATGAGCTCCAATCTATTTAACAACAAATATTACAACCAACTTTTTGGCGGCAAACGTGAAGAAGAACAAGAAGAACAATCGATGGATTCTGAATCCACTGAAGACACCCGCCAACGCCTCGAACGTATCTTCGGTGGTGCTAAGGGCAAGAAGGGTACTGGCAAGCCCCGTGTTACGGGCATGCGCAAGACGGATGCCCAAATCCTCGCTGCAGGCAAGGTAACCGATGCTGGTCAAATGGATGGCAAGCAACTCTTCGGCTTCAAGAACGGTGCTCAAGCTATCCGTGATACCAACGGTAGATTCATCATCGTTAGAGGTGCTTCGGCCGCTAAGATGGCTGAACTCCGTGGTGCTCGCAAGGGCCCCAAGGTAGAACGTGTTGATGCCACCAAGGCCAAGAAGGCCTTCGCTGCTTACTGGAATCGCAAGATGCGTGAAGCCAAGTCCTTCGACAAGAAGAACGGCCTCAAGGGCAAGGACTCGCGCGCTGCCGCTGTCAAGCGCTCGAAGTCGGTTCACACCAAGTATGCCCACAAAAATGTTAAACGTCACCTTACGCCTGAATCGGACAAGGGTTACCTCTACCTCCGCAAGGAACGCGTTCTCCGCAACGCTGATGGCTCGCCATCGCGTGGCAAGGACGGCCGTGTCCGTGTTCGTCGTGCTGGCCCTGCCATCTATGACTTCATCGGTGTTGCCCCCGAAAAGATCGCTTACCGCAAGGGTTCGGTCCGTGTTGGCGCCATCGAAAAGGCCCGCGCTGGCCGTGACGCCGCTCAAGCCACTAAGCTCGGTCTTACCCTCGCTCAATACCAAGGTATGAACAAAGCCGACAAAGCTGCTGCCTCGGCTGCCCACCGCGCTACCACGAGCTCGAAGAAGGCCCGTGCCACCACAGCTGATGCCGCCATTGCCGCCAGAAATGCCACTCTCGCTGCCCGCAAACAAATGCGTGGTGAATGGCACACACCCAAGATGGCTCCCCATGTTGGTGTCCCCGCCAAAAAGCGTGCTGCCAAGGGCAAGAAAGCCGCTGCTCAAGTTGAAGAATATTAAATTTAACACTGCTTCACATAATGTGAATTATGGTTAATATAATATTTAACAATAAACATATAAATCTATAGATATACAAATCTATATATTTATTTTAAAATAAATACACTACAAAGTAGTATTCATTTATAATACATTATAAATAGTATTTATAGATCTTTCTCTTCACAGCCTGCCGGTGTTTCCAAATCGATTTCGCGCGGAAGAATTGCGATACCTTTCCAACCAGCAGTACGAGCTGCATGATTTCCATGTGGCCCAAACTTCTTTTCAAAATAAGTCTTAAATTCTTTATTAGATGGAATTTTGGCATCAATACCAGATTCCTTGAACCAATACTTAAAATCACCATAGACCTCAGAGATCTTTAATACACTAAGAGGATTCTTAATAATACGTTCCTTGATATATTGAAAAAATAAATCATTTTCTTGACGATAACTATTGGTTGCCATCTTAACTTCTGCTGGTGGCTCACGGTTACCATTTTTCTTGAATTCTACATAATAATGATGAAATAGATAACTAAAGAATACTTCACGACATTCGTATAATTGTTGTCCAATTGTTTCATCCTTCTTAAATACATATGGGTTACCGTCATAAATAGAATCACTTGGATCATCAACAAAACTACTGGGAAACTCTACAATAAGAATACGACGCCATGTACCACCATCATCACTAGTAATCTTCGGAATATTATTACAAACTAAAAACCAATGTGCTTGGGGTTTAAACTCTTCTATATCACCAAATAACTTACGTGGCGTAATCTTACTACCACCAGTATATTCTTTCATCTTAGCAACATTGATAGTTGATCCTTCTTCCGTTTCTTCAGCACTAATTAAGCGAACACCACGGATACGAGCAATTTCTGGTGATGCTGCACTAGATGAACCACTCTTTTGTGTAAAAACAGTTGATGAAATAGAACAAGCATATTCCCCAAAAATTTCTTGCATAAATTCAAGTAAAATAGTTTTACCGTTACCACCAGTACCACTTAAAATGGGAAATTGTTGATCATTAGTTCCTTCTAGACAACTTGCCAAACGGTTAAGAAGATATTTCCTAACATTTTCAATTGGGAGAATCTTCTTAAAAAAGTCTTCTACAATCTTTAATTTATCACAAAACTCCGGATCATCCATATCACATGGAATATAATTGATCTTACACTTCTTACTAACATAGTCATCTGGGCGTCCTTCACGAAATTCCCGTTTGTTTAGATCAATTACGCCATTTTGAACACCAATAAGAAAAAGATTGTTGTCAAGTTTTTCCATAAAGGAACTGTCTAGAAATAACTCGCATGCTTCTTTTACTACATTGTCTTTGAATGTAGTTGTTTTAAGAGAAGATGCAATTTTGTTAGCAGATTTAACCTTTTCTTCTAGGGCTTTAACAATGTTGTCATTACCACTTTCTGAATCAACATCATTTGCATTAAGTTGCATAATTTTTTGATTACATTCATTTGCATATCGAAGATATTCAGAAGCTACTTCGCGTGATAATACAGAACGAACACACATACCTAATTCACTTGGTTCCCAATGATTACCATTAAAACGATACCAAGATTTAAACTTAGGACTAACGCATACAAATTGGTGTTTGTACATATCATGTACAACAAGTGCAATATCGAAATGTGATGGTGTGCGAATAGACTGTTCTAATTTATAACGAATAGAATTACGGCGAATTTTTTCAAATTCTTGTGGGTTATCCAGCTTAGCCCAATAATTTAAACTGGCAATCCCAAGATTTTTCTCTTCGAAATTACACCAAAATTTTTGACACACACCTTCTTCATATTTAATAGATGTTTTACTAAAATCAATCCATACCTGTAGAAGACGAGCATCAATATTATATAGACAAGCGCCTACTTCAAACCACGACTTATAACTATCCCGACGTTCATTTGATAAAATATTAACAAGCGATTTGATATGTTCGCAATTTTCTGGTAATGTCATACTGCCAGAAATCTGCTTTTCCAGTGCAATCTTTTTTTGTTTTGTTAAACAATTTGTCTTTACCTTAATTGGAGCACGTTCCTTAATTTCTTGTTCTAGTTCAGCATTAATATATTTTTGTTTAGAGATTGATTTACGAATACCAAAAGTCTTAACTAGGTCAATCAACTTCCAACGGCTAACATCAAGCTCTTCGCCAGTATGATCAATCTCCATAGTAAGCATATATGGCTCTAGGTTAGATTTACGACTACCATAAATAAACCAATTGCCTGTTTCTACAACACTTTTATCAACTACATCCTGAACCGGATTTAATGTACCAACACTTTCAATTAGACCCCTTTCTATAATATTATCAATGACAATATTACGAAGAACATGTTGAAATGAATAAGGTAATCCAATGTTAAAAAATAGATGAAAACCATCGCGGATCTTATCTTCTTTCTCAAGCTTATATGGCTTAGTGCGCTCCGTTACGAAACAGGTTAAATCTTCATCACTACATTGAAAATATTTTTTGATATTATCTTGATAAACAGTTGCAATAGATTTAATCATGTCCTTAGAATACATTCGTTTCAATCCATTGTCTCCGGGATAACGAAAATCAAAATCTACTTTAACAACACCATAATCTAGATCACGGTTAGGTGTCTCTAGATAAGTAGGTTTTTTGCCTTCATTTAATGCTTTTACGTAGTTAGTATAGAAAGTATCCATATTTTCAGGTGGAATATAATATGATCCACCTGTAATGTTAGTTACTGTTGGCTTATCGCTAATTTTAGGTTCTTCATCTTGTCCAGATGTAGTCTTAAAAATTCGGTATTTTTCAAGAAAAATCCCAAGGTCCGCCATTTTATGATGTATAGGAGAAGTTTTTTTAAGTTGATTAGACAAAATTATCAGTATTCAATTTATCAAAAAACATAATTATACTATAGTAATACTAATTTGTCTATAATTATACTATAATTATACTATAATTCAAAATACAGTAATCTTTTTGGGGTGCGTTTCGTATAATTCCTTTCTAAATATAAATATATATTAGTATGTCAGACGAATCACATTCTATACATATTGATAAGTCAATGTTCTTTATGATCAAAATGTGTTTTATTTATAGTGCATTAATGGATGGCTGGAAAGTTGAAAAACAATCAAATAATAAATTATGCTTTACAAAAAAAAATATTAAGAAACATTTTACAATAGAATCATTTATGAAAAAACATATACCTTTATTACCAATAACCAATATTAAAGATATATAATAATGTGAGTTTTTAATACTTTAAAATTAAATTCTTATAAAATAATAGAATGTCAAATTGTAATTCATTAGAAAATTTTTATTATAACATTGATGGACCAAATACATGTTCAAATGCATTTAACGGTTATCCCAAAACACCTAATGTAACATATGAATATCTAGATGAAGTGCCAAAACCAAATAAATTTGATAAGTGTTCGCATTCTACTATATATGGAGGGTCTTGGGATCAAGTTCTTAATTTTAAATGGGATACATGTAAAGGTATTATATATTCAAACAAATCAGGAAATTTTAAAATAAAGGGTACATCTACCGCTGGTGTATTAAAATATTGGGCGGCTGCACCTAATACATGTACATATAGTGTTTGTGGTTCTGGATTACCATTTCCAAATGAAGAAATTGCTTATGAAAACACACCAAATAAAGGAGAAATAAAAGTTGGCTCAAATGGTAAATTTGAAATAATACTTAAATATCCAGCTGGTTACTATATAAATGGCGGTGAAATATATGTACCACCTCATGTAAATATTAAATTATGTGGATCAAATGATAATATACTTACACGAATTCAACTACCCGTAGAACCAGCATTTCGTTCTTTAGGATTTAATCTAAGTAATCAATCTAAAGAATGGCAACCTGTACCATACAAAAAATAATTCAAAGTAATACCATATACTTCCGATATTTAAGGCACACGGGGGTGTGTCTTAACTTTAGCAGCCCACGGTACCGTATAGTGCCAAAGTTAAGACCCCCCCTTAAGGGGGGTCTTCAAACTTTTGGACACTATGGAACACGCGTTAGATGCCAAAAGTTAGCCCCCCAGAGGGGGCTTAACTTTGGCACTCCACGGTATATAAATTGTTAAACTTTTACATTAGAATTATAAATATATATAAATATTTATAATACTATTATACACTAATCTTATTGGGTGTATCTAACAGATGTACACTACCTAGATTATTACCCTTTTTAAGGTTAGAAACGGTTGTATAAATTACCGATACTTTATTAGATTGTTTTTCTTTGCTTTTCTCCTTACATAATTTAGCGCACTCTGTAATTATATCTAGTGAAATAATATCATAATTCTTAACCTCTAAAATAATGTAAGGAGAACTAGTGTTTTCTAAATGAAACCAAATATCGCATGGTTCGGCCTCATCTAAAATGTTCCAATTATCTTTAGCGTTCTTGCCAACATTAGCAAAATAATTTCCAATAGATACTCGCATTTAATAATTAATTAGCAATAATTTTAAATGTCAATTCTATTACTACCAAAAAGTACTTTTAGAAGTTTTTTTATTTTTTTTTGATGATACTTTAGTAACTTTATCATTTTTTAAAACAGACCATTTAGACGGATTAAAATCAACTATACGAATATTATCTTTTTGTGTTTTAATCCATTTTTTATGTTCATTCTCAATCTTATCTTTTTTACACTGTTCTATATCTTTTTTAATAGCATTATCACCTGTGTTTTCATTTATAACCATTTCAAGTTCTGTATCATTCTTAGTTTTAGATGGTTTTATACCATAACAATTGATTCCATATCTTTGTAATGGATCTATATTATCCATTTTATTAATACCCGCTGTTGGACCACAATAACCTTTATTACGTTTTTCCATATCCACCCAATATTTATCTTGTACAGGATATCCTATTTTTTCACCATCTAACCATCCCCAACTGCACCAATTAGCACCATTTTTATGTGCATTAAACAGGTCTTTTTCATTTGCTAAACGCCCATTATAAATTTTACATATTTCTTTTGCTTCTAGATAGTTATATTTATTATAAATGTGAAATACTTCTTTAGTATTCTTTGGTAATTGTTTTTTAATTTGTTTTTTAATTTGTTTTTTAATTAGTTTTTTTTCGACTTTAACTTGCATAGGTTTTTCATTTGCTCTTAGTTTTCTTATCTTATTATCTTCATCTATACATTGGTCATCAAATCTTTCTTTAATTATACCATAATCATTATAATAGTATAAAATAAATAAAAATAAGATTGTATAACAAATAATACTTAAATGTCTCATACGCGATCTATTATATTCTAGTATTATTTTTCAAAATAATAGAATATATTATTTAATCATAAATAAACTTATTTTTAATTTAATTTTTTCCAAGAATGACCTCCGCGTTTTCCAACTACACATAAATATTCAACATTGTTATCATCTGTTATCTTATCACCATTATTATAAGATTTTGGATCTGGTATAGAAGATTTTTTCTTTGACTTTTTACTATTTTCTGTATTTGATTCTAATATTATTTCTGTAGCTTGTACAATTGATTCTTCATTCTTAAGGTCAGATAAAGATATATTATCTAATTCAGTTTGATTAATATCGGATAAATTATCAATTTCTAATACTTTTTGACTAGATTTTTTTGATTGTTTAGAGGATACTTTAGAAGATACTTTGGAATCGGATGTTAATATATCCTTAGCATTTTCCTTTGGTGTTTCTATAGACGATTCTACAGACGATTCTACAGACGATTCTATATCGTTATTAATACGGATAGTATTTTCATTATTTTGTTCAAAATCTATAGAGTTTTTCTTTTGAATATGAGCGAATTGTATGGGTATTTTAACTCCACCACTTAGGGAATTTTTATTTTTTTCCAATTCGCTTTCTAAACGTTTAACTTTATCATTAAGTAAGCTTACTTCTTGTTTAAGACCGGCAACTGTATGATTTTGTTTAATCCACATTTGATACAAATATTTAGATACAATTATAATAACTGCTGATATAGAACAATAGATAATATATTTATACATTCCTAAAGACAAACGATAAAAAATTAATTATATGGAAACGCACTTATTAATGACATTAATTTAGTTTTTATATTTATTTTTTCTTAACAAAAACACTATATCAGTAGAGTATTTTTAAGAAAGTAACATCACATAATTGTGAATTATGATTAAATTAATAATTTAATGATGGAAAAAAATACTATGTTATATTAGAAATGAGTAATAATACATGGAATGGTGTATCTAGTAGAAAATGCGAATTATATTGTGATATGAATGCTGGATATTATCCAATACAAAATTATCTAACCGAATGTGCTGCTAAATCAGCTAGAAATGATTCGTACAAATATCCTACTATGTTAGTAAAAGATGGTTATGGGTGGTCATCACTTAATGGTTGTAGAATAGATCAAGATAGTAAAGTTAGAACATCGGTTGAAAGAATGACACATGGAAAAGGGAGACATCATTTAGAAGATAGATATAACAATATAGGTTATAAAGCTAGAGGTCCTCTTATTGTTGATACCGAATCCATGTTAAAGCTTGCTAATATGAATCCAGGTGTTAAGGTAAATTGTGGTGTGCAACGTGATGTTACAGAATATAGAATAAATTATTTACCACCTGAAAACAACCCTCAATGTGTATCTCATATTGTACCACCTAAGATAGAAAAGGGTGGCTGGGTTCGTGGAGGTATGGATACTAGAATGGAATTACGTAGAGTTGCTCATGGTTGTTTATATAAACAATAAACTTAAAACAGTTAATTTTATTACCGTGGTCTGCCAAAGTTAAGCCCCCCTCTGGGAGGCTAACTTTTGGCATCTAACGCGCCTTCCATAGTGTCCAAAAGTTTGAAGACCCCCTTACGGGGGGTCTTAACTTTGGCACTATACGGTATCAATGTATTTAAATATATATGAATATTTAAATATATATTTATTATGAGTGTTACATTTAAAGTAAAAAATAAAAAGGTTGATAAGAAAAAAAATAGAATACTAGAGACGCTAGATTCTAAACATATGGATATGATTAAAGATATAGAATCCATGAATAAAAAACTACCAGAATTAGAAAAAAAATTATGTATTGCCCAAACAAAATTAAATAATCTCCAAATAGCAATTAATGAGCGTGAGTTAGATATTACTAATATTGAAATATTAGATGATGATGTATATAGAGAAATATATAGACAAGAAGAATTAGTACAATCACTAAAGGATGAAATTAATAAAATAAAGAATAATGAATATATGAATGATTATTTTATGAAAACTGGTCATCTTTTATATGATTATTATGACGGAAATAATACACTAGGAAAGGAATTTCAGACTAAAGGAGAATTGTCAGATAGTATATCTAATAGTGATGATGTTGATAGTACAGAAATGTCTTCTGAATATGAATTATTAGAAGAAGATCAATTATTAGATGAAGATGAAATCTCACTATCTAAAAAATCTACTACAAGTACTTTAAGTATGGCCAATAAAAAAACAAAAATAACAGACTTTATAGAAAAAGAAGAAGGATTTGAAAAAGCTGAATTATATGATAAATACATAAAATTAATAAATAATCAGACATTTATATCAAAAGATATTTTTATGAAAAAGAGCCAAGTTGGTCAAAGTGCTATTTGTCCTAAATGTAATATAGGATTAACATTAGTCCATTCTGAAGGATTACAAGTTTGTAATCAATGTGGATTAACAGAATATATTCTAATAGATAGTGAAAAACCTAGTTTTCGTGAGCCACCACCAGAAGTAAGTTATTTTGCATATAAAAGAATTAATCATTTTAATGAATGGTTAAGTCAGTTTCAAGCTAAGGAATCTACTGAAATACCACCTGAAATATATCAACTTATCCTATTAGAAATGAAAAAAGAGCGTATAAATGATCTAAATAAGATTACACATGCTAAGATTAGAGAATATCTAAAGAAATTAAAACTAAACAAATATTACGAACATATTCCACATATTTTAAACAAACTAAACAAAAAAGTACCATTAATTGGTAAAGAGGTTGAAGAAAAACTAAGACATATGTTCAAAGAAATACAAGCACCGTTTATGAAAATTTGTCCTCCTAATAGAAAGAATTTTTTAAGTTATAGTTATGTTTTACATAAATTTGTAGAATTATTAGGTTTAGACCACCTTAAACATGGTTTTCATTTACTTAAAAGCCGAGAGAAACTACATCAACAAGATCAAATGTGGAAAGAAATCTGTAAGGAATTAAATTGGATGTTTATTAAATCTATATAAATTATTTATTTTAACTATAATTATTAAAATAAATATTATTGGTATCGTATAGTGCCAAAGTTAGCGAAGCTTAACTTTTAAACACTTTGGCACTCCACGGTACCGTATAGTATATTATTTCTAAATATTAATACTATTAATAAATAGATCTATATCCTTTTGGATCGAATCTTTATATATAGGGTCATTATTTAATCTTAGGTGAAATTCTAACTCACCTAGACCGATTTCTGATATATGTTGTGTGTTATTAGTATCATTAGACTCCTTCATTATTCTTTGATTATTTCTTTGAGGACTTTCTATATATACTAATATACCATCAAGTCTTTTAATATAATTATATTCATTTAGAAATCTAACATCTTCAATTACAAATATTGGCAATATTTTTTTATCTAAATGTTTATTTACCGTATCTATATTTAGTTGTTGTAGTATTATCCACATATTTATAGCTCTAATCCACATGTCATCTCTATAAACATCTCTGCCATTTTCTGTAGCATACTCTTGTATCATACTGCGGGTTTCTGATGTTTTTTCAACGAATAAATTATGATAATTTAGAAAATTTGTATTGTCTCTAGAATACATTTCTACTTTAACTTGAGAACCAAATGAAAAAAAGTAAGGAACTAATTGTCTTTTTTTATTACTAAATTTATTTATTAATTTAGGTATAATATAGTTTTCGGTAATATAATTTTTACCAACACCAAGCTTTCCTGAAATACCGATAAACATAACTTTATAATAGTTTAGATATTATGTTTATGTACGTTTATATGTTGGTAATTCAATAGTTCTGCCATGAACCCTAGTATAAAATTCATCTATACGTTTATCCTTTTCTTGCATTCTAGAATATCTAGCATTTTCAGATTGGAGCTCTCTTGTTTTCTTAGATTCTAAGAATTCCTGTTCTTGAGGTGTTAATTCTATAGGTGCATCTCTGGAAGACTTTAGTTGATTTATACTTGTATATTGTTCTCTAGGTTTTATTTCACCCGGATGTAAAATATTTGCTTGACTATAAGCCATCTTAAGATCTGTATATTTACCATCACTGCTAAAATCAGCAATAGAATCACCTAAATTTTCAAAACCACCACCATAGTTAAAATAACTATCTGGTTCTATAAATTGTGCCAATTGTTTATTATTTGATTGTTGTTTTGCATGATTTTCAAATGCTTGATTAAAACCATCTTTAGTATAACTAGATATTTTAGGTTGTTTGGATTCGACTATTTCATCTCGCATCCATTTAGCATAACCATCGTCATCTTCATTTTCTATAAATTTTGTTTTATTAAACATATCATTAAATTTTGAATTATCAAATTTTGATCCACTTTGTGGTTCGAACTGATGATTTGTTGTTTCAATATGCGAATCTAGTTTTTGTCTTTCATCCCTTTTAGATTCAATAGTCTGAATTAATAAACCACTCATTTTAGATTCTTCCTCTTTAATACTTAATAGAATTGCATATGCTTTTTGTATAGTTTTATAATCATTCCCACTATCATAACCTGATTTATCAGGGTGATATTTAATGATTAGTTGTTTATAAACTTTTTTAATATCATTTAATGTACATTCTGTATCTAAACCAAAAATATCGTATGGATCAACTTGTAATGTTGATTTATTTATAGTTACTGTAACTTTTTCTTTATTTTTAGGTATGAGTTTAGGTATATTTTTAGATTTAGTTGTGTTCATTGAGGTTTTAAGTTCATTTATATCTTGTTTTAGTTCTGCTTTTTTTCTTTTTTCTTTTAGAAGTTCATTACATATTTTCCGATTTTGTTCTTCTAGTAAAAGTTGTTTATTTTGTATTTGAATAAAATCATCTTTTGATATTTGGTTTGATATATCATTCCCCATAGTTCTTATTTTAAAATACTAAGAGATTTAATTAAATCTTTTTTTACAAAGCAACATAATTAAATCATTTAATATTATGATTCCCTTAGGTCAATATATTGTATATACAATATTAGCAGCAGTTTGTGCCTTTTTAAAACTTTTTTATGTTACAAATAATTATACAATATTTATAATATTAGGTATTGTGTTTTCAATATTAGAATTTATTATTAGAATACCAACAAAAACAATAGGCTTAACTACGTTAGGAATGTCTGTTATATCTATGCAGATTGTATGGGTTGGTATGAATTTATTAATAAGTAGTATATTAGGTATTTATTTATATAAAGAGTTTTTGGATATAAATAAAATTATTGGTATGATATTTATACTATTAGGAATATATATTGGATCGGGATAAGCTTTAGAAAAAAATATAAATAATAATAAAATGGTTATGTTAATTTTTAGATGGCTTATTGATAATTTATCTAGTCCATATTTCACTGCAGTATTTTGTGGCCTAATAACATTAATATTAATGTATATTGATGCTAAAGTAACTAGAAAAGAAATACATAGACGAACATATACAAAGAATGTATTATTAGTTTCTTTATTAACGGGTACATTAGTTTATATATTAACTAATACTAGCGCACATCCTAAAATTAGCAAGATAGTTGAGGGTACGACGAAAGGTTTTGTTGGTGGTATGGCTGTACAAAATAATATTAGTTATGATACTGCTGACATACTACTAGGAGAACCTAATTTTTAAATAATATTATATATTTATAATGATAATATTATTAAAATTGTAATTAATATATAATTAATTGCGTTTTGGGTAAAATTATTATCTTATCTATTAATATAAAAAAATGGGAGGAGGTTTAATGCAATTAGTCGCCTATGGCGCTCAAGACGTATATCTTACTGGAAATCCACAAATCACTTTTGAATAAAGAGTTGAAAAGCAATCTGCCCTAACTATGTGGATATGTTATGGGATAAACCTGTTAGTTTTCCACATTAGCACCTAAAAATGCTAATAAACAGTTGCTAGTGCTATTTAGTTTAAATAGTGCGACACTATCAAATTGCTGGAAACCCCTAAAGCGTCTAATACTAAGCTAATATGGAAACATGATTAGTGGCCAAGAGAAAAAACTTGGGTATAGTAAAAATTTAGATGATGAATTTATTAAATTAAATGAAATGGGCAATCAGCAGCCAAGTTCTAAGTTAGAAATTGAACAAAATATAAGTTGATATTAAAAATGGGAATAATATACTTGATTAAAAATAATGTTAATAATAAATTATATGTAGGACAAACAATCAGAACCCTCCAAAAAAGATGGGGCGAACATTGTAATCCTAAAGATAGTTGTGTAGCCTTGAAAAATGCCATCCAGAAGTATTCGCCAGAAAACTTTACTGTTTCGGTTATAATAGAGGCACACGATGATTTATTAGATGAATTAGAGCAGAATTATATTATACAATATAATTCTTTATACCCAAATGGGTATAATATTCAAACTGGTGGTAACAAAGGAAAAAAACATTGTAACGAAAGTTGTGAGAGAATGAGACAATCTAAACTAGGAAATAAAAATCCTAATTATGGAAAACCAAGAAGTGATGATACTAAAACCAAAATTAGCAATGCTAAATCTGGAGAGAAACATCATTTTTATGGGAAAATTTTGTCTTTAGAACATAGATTAAATCTAAGTAAATCTCACAAAGAACTCGACTTACCAATGTATATGGTTTATTTAAAAGAAAGACCAAAATGTTATCAAGGTGATGGATATGCTATTACTAATCATCCTAATGGACATAATAAACATTATACAAGTAAAAAATTATCTCTTGAACAAAAATATCAACTTGCCCTAAATTATTTAAACGGTTTAGGTAATATTTCTAATATGAATGCAGTTCAACGACTAGATGGTAGTGGGTCTTTATAATTTTATAAGGGCTTAAGGTATAGTCTAGCCCCCTTGGGAAACCTTGGGGTATCGCGTTTTCAAAGTAGTCTACAGACGTCACACGAACTTCGCTATGGAGTCGATTCAACAAACCTTCAACGGTACTGCTGACTTCGGCAAGCGTGTTTCGTGCACGATCTCCCGCAACGGTGATTTAATTCACCGTGTATATCTCCAAGTCGATATCCCTAGCATATCGATTTCGGGTGCTTCGTTCCGTTGGATCGATTCGCTCGGTCACTTCTTAATCAACACGGTTGAACTCCAAATCGGTGGTCAACGTATTGATTTCCACTATGGTGACTGGCTCGAAATCTTCAACGAACTCACCCTCGCCCCCGGTCTTAAGGCTGGTTACCAACGCATGATTGGTAACACGTTCGCTCTCACAACGAACGAACTCAATGAAGGTTCGCCCGCCACTGGTCCTGCTTCAACAACGGTTGCTTCGGGTGTCATTGAAAAGCCCCAAACGACCCTCTATGTTCCTCTCCAATTCTTCTTCTGCCGCAACCCCGGTCTTGCTCTCCCCCTTATTGCTCTTCAATACCATGAAGTCGTAATTAACATTGAGTTTGCCCGTGCTTCGCAATGCTACATTGTTGGCGGTATTGATGAAAACCCCGTACCATCGATGATCAACGCTAACCTCCAAAACGCTTCGCTCTACGTCGATTATATCTACCTTGATACCGACGAACGCAGACGTTTTGCCCAAGTTTCGCACGAATACCTCATCGATCAACTCCAATTCACGGGTGAAGAAACATTCACTGGCTCGACGTACAAGTCGCGCCTCAACTTCAACCACCCCGTTAAGGAATTAGTATGGGTTGTTCAACGTTCGGATGTTGTTGACAACGGTGCTAACCAATGGTGCAACTACACGACCCAACGTGCCCTCAACGGCCCAATTGTTGATTACAACGACACTGGTCTCAACGTTTGGTCGGAATCGCAATACCCCAGCCAAACCTCGTATGTTCCCGGTCTATCTAACGCTGGTTACCCCGGTGGTCGCGAAACAAACCCCACCAACCAATACAACGGTTACAACGCTTACAACACTCTTAACACAAGTAACCCTAACGCCACTGTTTATGCCGGTTTAACTGCCGCTGGTCTTACTGCTGGCAACCCCATCTTCCCTGGTACTAACTTCAACCCTAGTTCTGCCAGCGGTGCCTTAACATACCCTCACGTATATGGTGGTCCTGGTGCCCAAAACTGCGTCTGGGCCGCTAAGCTTCTCCTCAACGGTCACGACCGCTTCTCGGAACGCAAGGGTACATACTTCAACTTAGTTCAACCCTACCAACACCACACCAACATCCCTGAATCGCCTGGTATCAACGTTTATTCGTTTGCCCTCAAGCCTGAAGAACACCAACCTTCGGGCACGTGCAACATGTCTCGCATTGATAACGCCACGCTTCTCCTCACGGTTCACCCTGATATTGCCTCGAGCAACCTCATCAAGAAGATCCGTGTATATGCCGTGAATTACAACGTCCTTAGAATTATGTCAGGCATGGGCGGGTTAGCTTACTCAAATTAAACGTACTTCGTACGGTTGGTTTTATGTTGGTGTTGTTAGAATTGATTTAAAGATAAATTACATATTATAAATATAAAATAATATGGAATCTAAAGAAAGCACAAATAACAAAAATGTCAAAACTATCCATTTGGATGGAACTAGTTCTATTGACAGTGCCGATAATTCAAGCGATACTAAAATTGCGCAAACTAAAGTTAAATCAATTAAAGGCCGGAAGAAAGTTTTAAAGGTAAATGATTTTAAATTAGCATCTGATACAGCTCGCTATACTAAAGATGTTGGAGATATTGAACTACCACCTAATTTTATCAGTAAATCTGTAGAAGTTGCTAAAGTAAAAACATATACAAGAAATATTAAACAACTTAATCATCAAGATGTAGAATATAATGGTACTAAATATACTGTATGTTATGTACTACATAATCAAAAACCTGTATTGTTTATAATTGATACAGATATTAAAGATAAAGTAGTTACAGTTGGCGTTGGTATACATGATGGTTATCCTAAAATTACATCAGCACAATTTATACATCAATTAGTACTAGGAAATCCACCAAGTAATAAATATAGTGTGGATCACTTAAACCGTATTCGCCGAGATGATCGAAATTGTAATTTAAAGTTTAAAACAGCATCTGAACAATTACAAAACCAATTTATTTGTAATAGAACAGTAGAGTTACCGGAAGATTGTGGTATAGACCACAATGACATTCCAAAAAATGTGTTTTATATCAATGAAAAAGATAAAGGAGAATATTTCGAAATAAATATTAAAGGTGTAACTCATTTGCCAAAAAATATATTAAAAAAGAAAACAACTAGTCGTTCTGATATCCCTCTCCGTATTAAACTACAAACAGCTATTTATTATCTTCGTTGGTTATGTCAGCAATATCCAGAATTAAAAAGTGTAATTCGTATCAATAAAGAAGATGAAGAAGTACGTTTAAAGCTTACAAAAGAATACAACGACATCATTAGTTTAACAACTTATCCTAAAGAAGTAATAGATGCAAACTTAGTCCATTTTATTTATGATTGTAAAACAGATTATTTAATCGATAATGAAGAAATTATTGAAAGTATAATTAAAAATACTGAAGCCGGAAAGAAAGTTGAAGACAATTTACCAATTAATTGCGGTATAAATAAACTTGATATACCCTCATATTGTTATTATGTTCCCGCAAAAACAACCAGTGGTATATCTAGAGGCGACAAATTTGTTATTGACGGTCATCCTAAATTACTGGAGACAGGTAAGCGTCAAATGTCCACACCAGAAATTAGAACACTATCAACAAAAGCGAAGTTTGATATGTTATTAGAATACATTAGATGTTTGGAAAATAATTTACCTATACCACCATATGAAGGACCTAGAGGGAAACGAGGAAAAACATCACCAGATAAGAAAAAAGAAAAATTAGTTGCTACCGTTAAACCATCAAACATACAAAAAGCAACAGATGTAGAAATTAAAGATGTTCCAGAATATGTATATTATAAACCCGCCGATAAAGAACATGGTAGTTATTGGATTATTAAAGACCATCCTAATCTCGCATCTAGAAATATTAAAACGAAAAATAGTAGAACATCGGCACTTCTAAGTGATCGTGAAAAATTTGAAGAAATCCTATGCCATTTAGAATCTTTAGAAAAAAATACACCGTTTAAAGAATACAAAGTAGTTAGAGCAGTTAAAAACAGTGTTCATAAAGAAAAATCAACAAAACGTTCTCCAGAAAATTGGGATTTAGAAAAATATCCGATTCCTGAATATTTATATTATATACCATTAAATAGTTCACATGGTGATTCTTGGATTATTATTGACCATCCAGACCATCCAAAAAGACTTTCAACAACAACAAGTAAACATAAATCAACACTTAATAAATATTTAGAAGCATGTGCTATTGTTAATAAATTTATATATATTGAAGGTAATGAAGATATTAACTAATCAAAAAAAATGCCTGATACCTTTCTATATCATATGTATCAATACCATCATAATCATCGTAATCTATTCTAGGTATAACATATTTATCTATAAATTCTTTGCTCAGCTTATTATTCTTTACTAATTTTCGTAAATCTACCATATCAATTATTAGTGCAAGTTGTCTCTCACTTAGACATCCTTTTTGAACTAGAATATCCGCTGTAAATAAAAGGTGATTCCAAGTATATAATTCTGTATTCATTTTATTATTTATTATATTTATGTTTAAACAATATCTACTAGAGCTACTAGATAAAACCAGTTTAAAATTATTATAATACGTCTATTAAAAGGAAAAGAAGTCCTAATAACAAAAAATGGATATGCTAAAAAGTCAACTATTGACAATTACGGCAATGAAAGGTGGTAATTCTCCAAATGATAATGGCATTATGAATGCCATTTATGGTATTATGCTATTATCACTAGTAGAACAAATTTTCAAGTATTTACCATTTATAGGAGCATTTATTAAAAAGTATACCGAGGAGTATTTTAAGAAGAAGTATAAGTCAATGAATATTATAAATACAATTTCAACACTTTCTAATGTAGAAACTAGTAGTATTATATTAGAGCGGACATATGGCGAAAAGGATAACAATGCCAATAGTGAATATGTAGAGAGTATTTTAGACTATGTATCTAAATTACCAAATATCAAGTATTTAAAGTACCGTAATCGTTTCTTTGTATCACATAAGGACGAGTTTACAATCCAGGATAATATTTTCGGCAAATGTTTAGATATTATCGAAGATGTTGAAACGGGTGAATTAGAACGTATTACAATTCAGATCAAATCGAATAAATTAGATATTCAACAATTGCGAACATATCTAAACGATATTTATAAGAATTACATGATTGCTAAAAAGAATCAATTAGGAGACCAAACATATTTCTTTGACCATATTATTCATCTAAGCAATAACATTCCAATTGTGCGTTTTGATATGACACCTTTTAATACTAATAAATCGTTAAAGACTATTTATGGTAGTTATATGATTAATGTTATTCAACGTATTAACTTTTTCATTAAGAATAAGGATTGGTATATTAAAAAAGGTATTCCACATACACTAGGTTTACTCTTACATGGCCCACCTGGCTGCGGTAAGACTAGTCTAATTAAGGCTATGGCTAATGATACTAGTCGGCATATTATTAACATTCAATTAAACAAAAGTGTAACACAGACACAACTAAAGACACTTTTTTTTAGTGATGAAATTTGTGTATATAATAAAAAGACTAATCAAAATGAACTGTTTATCATTCCACTAGATAAACGTATTTATGTAATGGAAGATGTAGATGCTATTTCGGAAATTTTATATTCACGAAACATTGTTAATGAAAAGAAGGCGTTAGAAGATAAGATTCGTCAAGAGGCATATGAGGATGCAAAACGTGCTGCACTCGCTAAAGGATATGCTCCACCACCGCCGCCTAATGCTAATACTAATGAAAATAAAGAAGAGATTACTTTAGCGTTTGTATTAAACCTTCTAGATGGTATTTTAGAAACACCTGGCCGTATTATAATTCTTACATCAAATCACCCAGAGAAGTTAGATGAAGCCTTAGTACGTCCTGGCCGTATTGATATTAATATTCATTTTGACCGTTGTAGTAGAGAAACAGTTATAGAACTGGTAGATAAATTTTATGAAGATATAGATAAGGATTCCCAAGAATGGTTAGGTTTTCTAAAAGAACTAGATGAATTATATGAATTTATGCTAACACCAGCAGAAGTTAATAAAGTTATATTTAACTATTATAATGATTATATAAAGGCGGTTAAAGAACTTATTATTTGTATTAAAGAAAAGGTTCTTATTGAAGATAATAAAAGAGGTCTTGAACAAGATAAATTAGAACCACTAGAAGATAAACCCATTGGTGTAAAACAACTAGAACTTGTAGAAGATAAGAGAGAAATACAGACTGATATAAAAATAAATAAAACAGATTTTAAAAGGGAATTACCGAATTCATATATAGAACAAAAAAATTTGAGTATAAATGATAAATTTGATGAATTACGTAAATCCCGTAAAGAAATTAGTGGAATTATATCAACTAGAACAATCGATACTATAGAAAATGATTCCAAACTTGGATTTAGCGAACTAAAGAACTAATAAAATATATATTAATTAAAATATACTAGATAAAACAGTATAATTTAATTTTATAAAATTGAATATATTGATATAAATAAATCAATACATAAAATGGTTCTAACACGTAATATGCTAAAGTTACAAGAAAAAGAAAATGAACGAATTTCAAATGAATTATTTGATGTAGAAAACATTATTTGCGAAGAAATTCAAGAATTTTATGGAGATGTAAATGATATTGATTTAATCAGCAGTGAATGGGGTATTAGCGAAGGAATGGTTTTTATGATTTTTAAATGGAATGATATCGAAATGAAACTATGGAATGACAACGGTAAGGCTAAACTAGATGGATGTCCAAAGTATCTTAAGAATTATCTAAAAAATAAAGACTGTATTAAAGAATTTGTTTCATTAGATCTACAATATTACAATATCGATGAAGGATTTCTTAATCTTGGTTAATAACCAGAGAACAAACGTTAATCACTATCATAAATAAGACATTCTTCATTTGTTACAGGTTTAGAATCTACCTTATTAATAGTAATTTTCTTTGTAGTATTAAATGTCTGTGTTTTATTAGGAGTATTAGGAGTATTAGTTGTCGAAGTACTTAATTTATTAACTTTGATTTTACCACTACTATTAGATACATCAGACAGTTTTAAACATAGTCCAGAATCTGTAATAATTGATAGATCTACATTCCAATTAATTAAGCATCGACTTTTCCATAGTGTATAAGCATCTTTAATATGTTGTTTAGCATCCTCTTTATCAAGATTATTTATATCCATTAGATGTCCAAGTGCAACCTCTTTATCAGATACTTTAACAGTACTATAACATTCTTTACATAATCCCAATATACGTTCTAATTTTTGTGTATTTGTTTTGGTATTATAACTAAATCGCTCACAAACTTCTAAGAATTTTTTATCCTTTGCTAGACATTCTTTATCGCAAAATTCACATTTATATGCAACACGTTTAACAACTAGCTGGCGGAGAGTACTAAAATCTGTATCTGTTAAAATCCGTCGAAGACAAATATTACTATCTTTTGGCTGTAGATCTACAAACAATTCATCTCCACCATATTTCCGGTTTTCACCTATAATAACTAGAGTTTTAGATGGAGATTCGTGTTGTTGTTTAGTAACACGAGGTGGTTTCGGTACTAAACTTCCAAATTGTTCAATTAGTTTTGTATATGTTTCGTCGGGAGCATACCAGAGTTTTTTAGAAGCATCCCATTTAGCACCTAGACTCTTTGCTTCTTCTTTTTGATCATATGAAACCGTCAAGTAAATCATGTTAATAATATTTTGATATTATAAGTATTCCTTATATCAATTTTATAAATTGACATTTTATATTATATTACTAAATAATATAAAATGTGTGATTGTGATTTTACCGATGCAGACGTAAAAAAGGGAATTTATGATTTTGCAGAAAAAGAAAATACATATAGAATTACTCATGATATTTGGGATGAAATATCATATGAATGTAGTATTTGTAGAAATCCTTGGTTGGAAGTAGGTAATATTTTGAATTGTCCTAAATGTAATATGTTAATTTGTGTGCCATGTATTAATCTGTTTAATGCACTAAATAAGTGTTAAATTATAGTTTTAAGAAGTGTATTATTTAATTCTTCGACCTTATTAAAGTCAGATTCATTTGGATATACTTGATTATTATCTCCAATAGTTGATTGTACTAAGGATTCTAATTGTTTTTCTCTGTTTTTAGGGCGGTTAATATCAGAATAAAACCAATTATTTTTCTTTGTGTCATAAATATAATAGGGTCTAAATGATTTTGAGTTTTTCGTTACAAACTCTATAGCATTAATTATATAATCTACAACATATTTTGGCATAGAGTAATGAAAAGTTATACGACACCATCCATAATAACTAGGCACACCTTTATTATCTATAATAGATTTATATACATCTTTCTTTTTGTCATCTGATATATTTAATAATTTTTGTGCATAAATACTACAACAACTAATACCACCTCGGCTTTGAATACCAAATAGGTCACTTAATAAAACTGCTATATAATTATAATGTACATTTTTTACTCTAAATGAAAAAATAGGTATTCTTTCTATATTATGTATAGGATTAATAATTTCTATTAGATCACCTAGAGAAGTAAGTTTTGTTTGGACATAACGAAGTAACCATAACTCTCTTTCTGTTATATAAGTTTGATATTTATCTTTTAGTTCAAAGCAAAGACCGGCCCTAATACTACCTACAATATTAGGTGTTCCTCCATTTTCTCTGGTTTCTATATCATCACTATATTTCTGCATTTCATCTGTTACAAACCGTACAGTTCCTCCACCTGGACAAAATGGTATATCATTTCTGCAACAAGAGTCTCTAAGGGCTAATAAACCTGGAGTACCAGGACCACCTAAAAATTTATGAATAGACATAACTAGTATATCTATATAGTTACCAGTAGTTTCATCTTTGTGCATATTTATAGGTACGTATGGACCACCAGTTGCATAATCGAACATTACTATAGCGCCATATTTATGACCTAATATACAAATATCATCAATATGTTGTATAACACCTGTAATATTTGAAACGGCAATAAAACTAATTAATTTAACTTTTCTATCTGAGAATTTTTTAAGATATTTATTTAGTTTATCTAATTTAATTAAACCTGTATTTAGATCTATAGGAATAATAATAAGATCAATTGGTAAATGTCTCCATGGTAAATCATTGCTATGGTGTTCTGCTTCACTAATGAATACTATTGGTTTTTGTTCTGTTTTTTGTTTTAAATTAAGCATATGAATAATATGTTGAATTGCACCAGTACATCCATTACCCGTAAATAATATTTTATCATTTTTATTAGCATTAATAGATTTAGATATCATTTCTTTTGATTTAGTTATATATAGATTCATCATTTGACCACCAAAAGCATTACTATGTGTATTATTATAATATGGAACTATATTATTTTGAATGAATACATCTATAGGTTTATAGAAAAAACCAGATGCGGTTGCATCTGCATTAACCATATAACGATTGCCAAATGGCGTTGAATATATAGGACAACCATAAGTATTTTTATATATTTCAGAAGTTTGATCGTCTTTATTATTGTCTGATGCTTCATTATTAAACCATTTTAATAGTTTATGCATATTCTTAAAATAAAATAAGATAATTAATTTTCTTTTCTATTAATATACCGAATGAATTTTAGTAAAGGATTATTATTAATATTTTCATTAATTGCATTAATTTTTCAATTACTTATTATTAAAGATATTCCTAGTGTAAATGGAATGTATTTTTACATATTATTAGTAAGTAGCATCCTAGCATTCTTATTTAATCTATACTTTACATACAACATCAAATATCATGATGACAAAAAAGACAAAGATGATAATTCTGAATAATTTAACACTAATTAAATTTATAATAATATATCTTATTATAAATTTATAATATAACATACATCAAAAATAGTTGTGAACTATGTGATGTTACCGTGGAGTGCCAAAGTTAAGCAACACCCTTAGTATGGCTAACTTTTGACATATCTCACAGCTCTATACTGCCCATATTTACGGACACCCCGAAGGGATATGCCTTAAATTCGGCACTCCACGATACTTGTTCAAAAAGACCATAAGAATAAGGTCTTTTTGTTAAGAAAAAATAATATTATATTTAATTTTTATATTCTTTATCAATAAGATAAAGAAATACTTTAAAATAGTTCCAAATACATTCTTTATCATGTACAGTTAGTCTATCACTATTCCATATATGTTTAATACGCATCATTTCAGCTATAGAAGATTGATCAACAACTTTATCGGTAAATTCGGATTGAATAAAGAATGATTCATCTTTAGAGAGTATTTGTTTTTTAAATGGCATAACATAATCTCTAAATTGGTTCATAATTTCTCTAGGATTTAAACTTTTCATTAGTTCTGCGGCATGATACACTTTGGATAAGTTCTTATCTTCCGGAAATAAGGAACTCATTTCCTGTAAAAAATTAAGTATTTGTTCATTGAATTTAGATAAATTAGAAGTCATCTTTGATTTATATATTAATTATAGATTTAAATGAGTTTGTATGAGTATTAATTTTATAAAAATACAAATCATATAAAATATAATCTATAGATAAACAAGTGTCTAAATTTAATTAATTAATTTGGCGTAATAAATACGAATGAAAAATATTTTTTTATAACAGAAATTAGATAATGAATAGACAATTCCAAAATTATAATAATTCTAACGACCAAATGTCTACATCAGCTGGTAGAAATGTAGGATCAGGAGGAAGACAAATGTATATGGATAGACCATCTAATTTATCACAAAGCCAATATGATAAAAATCAAGGTGGTTCTGCTCGTTCAGGAAATCAAAAACAATCATATAATCCTAATCCATTTAATGGTCGTGATATGGTATCAATGTCTAGTCAAATGAGTGGTATGCTTAATACTGAAACAGCGATGTTTAATCCTACTAAAGTTAGAAGAGATGAAACACAAGATGGTGAAAAAAAGAAAGAAATAGGCGTGTTGTTTTATAGTAATAATTGTGATCATTCTAAAACATTTTTATTAAATTTAATGAAATCTAATGTAAATGATTTAGTTAGAAAAATTTGTGTTGATAATAATAGTAAAATTCCTAGTGTTGTAAAAAGTGTTCCTACATTAGTTGCGAGAGGTATTAATAGACCATTAGTAGGAGAACAAGTATTTGCTTGGTTAGAGAATGAAAATAGTAAAGTTGGTAAAGATGATGATATTAAATGTTTTTCATTTAATTGTAAAGATAATTATACATTTATAGAAGGCGTGGATGATGGAACTATTATAGATGGTAATATTGCTGATTGGGATAAGGATTATATGATAAATGCTCCATTAGATACAACTGGGGGCAAGGATAGTAAAAAGGGTATAGATGAACAAAAAATTGCATCTTACAAAAATGAAATGATGAAAATTAGAGAAGATAGAGGTGGTGTAAATAAACAAAATGAAAGTAAAAATGAAAAATTAGATCCAGATCAGTTTAATCAAATGTTTCTTAAACAACAAGAAAAATACTCAAGAAGTGGAAATAGCGCAAATAAATTTAAACAAAGTATAAAAAATATTTAAATTTAGTTAGAAATAAATTCTAATTACAATATATAGATGGACAAATTCATAGATAACCAAAAACTCATTAAGGAATTTTGCAGTAGCCTCGATGAAAACTATCTTCGTACAGATATTGAACTTATGTTAGATCAAGCCGGTATCAAATATACCAAGGGTGCATCTAAGAAAGAACTTTGCTCTGTTCTAACAAAAAATATTCCTGCCCGTGTTTTAGAAGCTATTCTTATATATGGATCACAAGTAGGTAAAGGTGCGGCTGTTTCTGTTATATTAACATTAATAATATCTAGTATTTTCGCTCCAGGTGTTTTAGCCCCTCTTGCTGTTGAAACCGTAACCGGTGTTCCTATTATTTATGGTGCTCTTACTGGTATTTATGATGGTGCTAGAACTGTTGTTAAAATGGATAAGCGCTCATATAAAAACGTTGATCGTAAGTAAATTTGTATAAATAACTATATATACTAATAAATATTAATTATTATATATATTTTACATTTAGTATAAAATTGAAAGAATGTATATGTAAATATATACAATACAAAATGGCTTCTACATCACCGACAGGACTTGCGATTAAACGTATCTGTAGTGATATTAGAGATCTAACTCGTGATCCCTTAGATAAAGAAGGGATTTTTCATAGTTATAGTGAAGATAACATTACTGAAGCACGTATCATGATTATTGGTCCTGAAGATACCCCTTACGAAAACGGTTTCTATTTTTTTCATTTTAAGTTTCCAAATAATTATCCATTTGAACCACCAAGTGTAAAATATTACACCCAAGGTGATAATACACGTTTTAATCCTAATCTATATACATGTGGTAAAGTTTGTCTATCACTTATTAATACATGGGATGGGCCTAAATGGACTAGTTGTCAAACTATTCGTTCGGTTCTTATCTCTCTACGTGGATTAGTTTTAGGTGTTAAGTATCCCCTACAAAATGAACCTGGTTATGAAACTGCTAAAGATACACGTGCATTGGCATTTAATGATGTTATTCAATATCAAAATTATCATATTGCTGTAGTTAAAATGATTAACGATACTCCCAAAGGATTTGAAGTATTTAAACCTCAAATGCTAGAACATCTAAAGGCAAATTATGCTTGGTACAACACTCGTTTGTCAGAACTATCTAAATTTGATAATACGAAGGTTAAATGTACTGTATATGGTATGAGCACAACCCGTAACTTTAGTGCTCAACTAGCGGCTATTAAAAAAATTTTAAATAGTGCGGGATATAATTTTGCATCCGTTAAAACTAATAAAAAACTAATTAAGGTAGATGATTATTCTAGCGATGAAGATGAAGAAGAAATCCAACGTAAAAAAGAAGCCGCTAAAAAATTAGAAGCAGAAAAGAAACTAAAAGAAGCTCTAGAAGCAAAAATAAAAGAGAAAGAAGAAAAGGAAAAGGCTAAGCTTGCTAAACAAAAAACACCAATTGAGTCTGCTAAAAACTTCGATGTTGGTTATAAAATGGTATCTATCTATGATAATAACCGAATGTATGTAGTTAAAGAAGTTGGTAAGGATGATAAAAAATATAAACGATGGGTCTTGGATCTATCTAGTAAAACCACACAAGATGTAAAAGATATTACTGTTGGCGAAGAAACACAAATTAAAGAAACTGAAACAGAAATTAAAAAAAAGACATATGTCCGCAAAGCACCTAAAGAACAGGCTAAAAATTATGAAAATGGTCACGAAGTTATTACAGAAGATAACAAAGTATATTTAGTTAAAACTGTCAACCTTTTAGGAAAAGAATATAAACGATGGGAACTTAAGAAGTAAAATAATATGAATAACCAATTACATGATTTTATTAATAAAACTATAGAAAACACTGATGATTATATTTGGATTACCTTTAGTAAGTCTTGCGAATATAGTTTTGTTTTTCCTTTTTTAAAAAATGATAGTATTAGTGCTTTGTATAGACATTTAGATATTCTTTGGGATAATAGTTGCAATGTTATTTGGATAGAATGTAATAATCAAAAAAACATTATAAGCCGAGGTAATAATAGAACTATTCGTGAATTTATAACGAATAACAATATTTTAAGAGATAATTATAATGTATTTTTTGAAACTATTAGTTATAATACTATAGAAAATAGAATAGACTGTAATCATAACAATCATAATTGTAAAAATATTTAATTATTTGATTCATAAAAACTACATAAAAACATGAGTGGAATTAGATTTTTAATATATTCATTTCTAATATTTCTATCAGTCTCTCTTTGAGACGTTCTTAATGTTATATCCTTTTTCATTGCTTGGATAATTATTTTTAATGTTACATTTGTTGTAACTACATCTTCTAGTACATCATCGATTTGACTAATCAGTTCTGTATTAATATTATGTGATTTATCATTCACTAAATCAGATAATGTATTAAATAGACAACTGTTTTCTTCTATTATTTCTTTATAACTATCTAATTTATCATGCAACATTTCGTATATTTTATCGGAAATTCTATCCTTTCTAGGCATTAAAATATTATTAAAAATAACTTCTTTATAATATTTTAACTTATTTATAAATATATTTTAACGTATTTACTTGCCGAAGGCTGTAAACTTGCCGAAGGCTGTAAAATTGTAAAAGGATTTTACTTGTCGAAGGCTGTAAAATTGTAAAACAAATTTACTTGTAACTTCTAAAACCATATTCATTACTAAATATATAATAGTTTTTAGGTGCATTAGTAAATGCTGTTTCTGTTATAGTTGTTCCAGGAACATTTGTATAAGCACTTGGATTTGTAGGACTAAATGAGTTAAAATCAAATGTAGTTGTAATAGGATTTATAATAGCTCTTTGAATACTATCTAATGATTGATTGGCAATATAATTTCTATCTGCTTTATCATATGGTGTAGTTTTACCACCATCAATATAAGTATTCATTTTAGTATGTTCCCACGTCCCTTTATCTTCTGTAGCCTTTCTAATTGCTCTAATTTTTTTTCTAAGTAATTTAGAATTAATCCAGGCCTCTTTATCATGATCTAAAAAGACAGGTGGGTTATGTATAGAGCCCGGTTTAGATGTATATAAATCGCATAATCTATTCATAGGTCTATTAAATTCTGAATTTATTTGGTTAAGTCCATCTCTAACATTTTTAACTTTATAATCGGGATTGGAACGATAATTAATCATATTTTCTTTCATATAACCTATAGATGGTTCTTTCCTTCTAATATATTTAAAATATATTGCTATAATTAGTATAATTGGAATTATTAGTAATGTATAGTTCATTCTAATTTATTGTTATATTTAATTTTTATACTAATAGTTATAAAAAGAAATCTAACAAAATAGTAAGAATGAGTTGGAAAACTGAAAATAATGGTTTTGTAAAAACTTGGGCACAAGATATTAGAAACAGTTATAAAATAAGATTAAAGTATGCTATTGTGCCTAAAGGCGTTAAAACAGATGTTCGTTTCATAGATACACCATATCGCTTTCAAAGTTACGAAGAGGCTAGAGAATATGCTAAAGAACTATTTCCTTGTTATGCATTTATAGTTGATGGTTCTCCTGATATACCGAACTTTAATGAAACCCAAGTAGTTAGAAGAACTACCAAAGAAGAATTACAAAAAGCAAAATATTATGATGTATATGGTGTTAAACGTAGCTATATGAAGGAATCTGTAAATTCTAGAGAAATACCGGCATCTAACAATAGCAGACGTTCTAATGATACTAACTCTAATAGTAAATTGGATTTGGAAAAAGAAGTTAATAAAAAGTTGAATGATATTCAAGTATTACGAAGAAAACTAGATGAAAAAGAAGATGAATTAAAAAAGGCACAGATTGCTCTTAAGAAATAATTTGGTTATATTATATTACTAAGTGCCTTTAGAAAATATACTAATGTTAAAAATGAGTTTGATTTTGCCGAATCTTGACTATCGTATTTTTCATATAGACTTTTAGATTCTCCAATATCCATATGTATCCAAGGTATTTTAGGTTTTACGAAATTTTGCAAGAAGGCTGCTCCCATCATACTACCTGAACTACATGAATATCCTTCATTCTTTACATTAGCAATATCTGTATTCTTAGTATCATCTACAAAGTCATCTAATGGTGGCATAACCCAAAAACCATCACCATGTTTTTCACCTATTTTTTGTAAGGTCCATGCTAATTCTTGGTTATTACTGAATATACCACCTAATTTATTACAAAATACACCCATAGAAGTTAGAGTCGCTACATCTATAACAGCTTTAGGATTATATTTATAAGCCATAGAAATGCCATCCATCAATATTAATCTACCTTCTGCATCTGTATTGAATACTTCAACAGATAATCCACTATGACTTTTAATAATATCATCTGGTTTAAAACTATTAGAATCTATTAGGTTTTCTGCAAGTGGTAATATAGCAATAACTCTACATTTTAAGTTTAATTTGGATATAACTCCCATAACACCTGTAATAATAACTACACCAGTTTTATCTTGTTTCATATTTTTCATATGATTTTTTTTAATAGAATAACCACCAGAATCATATGTAACACCTTTACCTACTAGAACTATTGGTAATTTTTGTGCTCCATTTGTACCATCATATTCTAATATAACCATACGTGGTTTATTATGACTACCTTTACCAACATCTAAAATGCCATTTAGACCTTCTAGTTTTAATCTATGGTCATCATATGTTTCTAATACCTTTAAATTATGATTTTTAGCAAAACCCACTATATATTCTAATAGGGTTTGTGGATACATAATAGCCGGTGGTATATCAATAATATCCCTAGTCTCATTTAATATACCCATAATTATTTTGTTTTCTTCTAATAATTCTAATACATCACTATTGAATTCCTGTATGTTTAGTATAAAATTAACATCGGATTTAGTATTAGTTTTATATGTTAAATGTTTGTATATATTAAAATAATAAGCTTTAATTTGAATATCTATTAAATCTAAATCAACATCCAAAATATCTATAACATTATGTTTATCAGTAAAAGTAGTAAATACTTTGTGCATTAAATAAATAATATGTGTCTTTTTGATATTAGATAGGCCCAATGATATAGTAACATTACCTTTGGACAATTCTAAAATACTACCAATTTTTTTTTCCGCCTTTTTAAAACTAATATGCATCGATACTAGTAATATATAATATTATTAAAAATAGATTTTCTAAAAAGTATATTTATCATTTTTGACAATACTTTTTTCTAAAAAGTATATAGTATGAAATCACTAGCTTTATTTTTGTTATTTATTGGATTTGTATTCTTAATTATAGGATATATGAATCAAATAAAAGAATCACCAAAGCCAATTGTAGAATATAGATATGTACCCAGAACATTTGAAGAAGAACAAAATGAACCACCGGTATTAACAGATTTATTTAAAACTATGTTTGATGGTCAACAACCATATATTTACGGTCTTGGAACAGAACCTATTCCTAAGATTGAAAAGAGTAGAATATATGACTATAATATTGCTCAATATGATTAATGTTACCGTGGAGTAGGGTATTTAGTGAGAAATTAACGTACCGTATAGTGCCAAAGTTAGCGAAGCTTAACTTTTAGGCACTATGGAAGCCGCGTTAGATGCCAAAATAAGTTCTTATATAGAACTTAACTTTGGCACTCCACGGTACCGTATAGTGCCAAAGTTAAGACCCCCTTAAGGGGGGTCTTAACTTTGGCACTATGGAACACGCGTTAGATGCCAAAAGTTAGCCCCCCAGAGGGGGCTTAACTTTGGCACTCCACGGTAACATAATGTGAATTATGGTTAAATAAATTGATTATAATTAATTTTATAGCATATAAAATTAGTTATAATAGATGTCAGATAACTTTCAAATGAAAGGATTGCAAGCAGATCTAGAAAAAGAAATTGTAAAATATAATTCTATTAAAGCCGCGCTGAAAAATATCGAAAGTAAAATTGTTATATTAAAAGGTTTAATCTATGAAACTTGTATTCATAAGTGGGTTGTTGATTCTAGTTATTATGGCGAGCATACAGAATATGTTTGTATATATTGTGGAATGTCTAAATAGTATTTTGTTTAAATTCAAATTCCATTACTTTATCTAATGTTAATTCGTATTTTGAACGGCACATTGGACAATGAATCATTTCATCATCACAATTTAATAACCACTTATCTATACATTTTTTATGAAAATGATGATTGCAATGTAATTCTCTTTTATATGTATTTATCGTATAGTTTTCTAAACATATACAACATGATTCATTTATATCATCTAATTTTACTTTTTTATACTTTGGTAATTCTTTTTTAATAAACTCTGATTTTTTCATTTTTTTGAAAACATTAACATTCAAAGATTCAGTATTATCAACAGTTAAATCAATTGATAATACCAAATTTGATTCCTTAGAATACGTCTTTAGCGTATCAATTAGTGTTTGATTTTTAAACAGTTCATACATTATATTCGTTACTTTATCGTGGATATCCATATTACAATTCTTTATTTAAAAATACATAGATTTTAATATCATCATTTTGCCTTTTTAATATTGTTTAACAAAACCGCATTATAAGAATTGCTTACTAAGATAACATTTGCACATACCGTGGAGTGCCAAAGTTAAGCCCCCCTCTGGGGACTTAACTTTTGGCATATAACGCGGCTTCCATAGTGTCCAAAAGTTAGCCCCCCTCTGGGGGGCTTAACTTTGGCACTATACGGTACCGTATTTTTGAGAAAGTGACATCATATAATTGTGAATTATAGTTAATACAAAGCAGTTTATTAATTTATATCTATATTATTTACTTTATTTCTATATATTATTTACTTCTTAGCGATAACCTTACGAACAACCTTCTTAACTTGAGCCGGTTCAGCTTCAACAGCAGGTTCTTCAGCAACATCCTCTTCATTATCACTGTCCGTAACTTGAAGCACTTGTTGCTTAGGAACTGGAGGGGCAGTAATAGCCTTCTTAGGTGCTTCATCATCTTCGACCGCCTCTTCATCATCGAAGGCATATTCCTTACCAATCTTACTCGAAGGTTCAATTACCATTTGCTTAAGCTTCCAGCTAAGGCCAAACTTACCAGCTGCAATCCAGAAACCAGTACATTGGATAAGACCACGGACCTTAGAACCCATAGTGAAATAGGTTTCTACTTCTTCCGTGGAGAGAGCTGACTTCTCTTTAGTAAAGAA